TTTACTCACGCTTTAGTGTTTAATTTACAAGGCGATATAACCACTACTGCTTTGGATTGGTTCGGAGTTAATCTTTTGAATTGTACAAGTGGTGGAACTATTAAAGACTATGCTAATTTTGTAATGAGTGACTGTGCTTTTTTAAATAGTGGAGGTTTTAACTTTGACGGAACGATTGGAACTATTGGATATAGTAATTGCCTTTTTAATACCGCAACTGGAACTACTGCAATTAATATCTTATCAACTTGTAATGTAAGCCGTAGGTTAAGAATTATCTACTCTTCATTCGTTATTGGTAGCGGGGAAACAGGCGTAAATTTTAGCACTTCGGCAACGGTTGGCGATGAAAAGTATATCTTAGATACGATTAACTTCTCAGGTGGCGGAACTTATACAAGTGGAGTTTTAAACACTTCAAATAAAGCCTTGTTTGTAAATTGCGTAGGTATTGCGAACACTGCAACGCGTGGCTTTATGTATATGATTAACAACACAACCGATACTACCATAGGTGCAGGAAATGTTAACGTATGGGTAAAGGCTTTGGGTACCACAACAGCAGACACGGGAAACTCTAAGTTTGACCACGCTAGTAACAGACTAACGTACACAGGAGCGTTTAATACTTCATTTTTAGTAACAATTAACGCAGCGGTTAGGTCAGGTACTACCAATCAAAATATTAGTATTGGAGTTGCTAAGAATGGAACTATTTTAGCTAATTCAGAAATGACAATCAGAACGTCAACGGCTAATCAAGAACATCCAGGCAGTACACAATATGTAATTGATTTAGTTGCTAATGACTATTTAGAATTGTTTGTAAAAAACTCGCAGTCGCCTGATGTTAGGGTTTCAGATTTAAATTTTTCAATAATTAAAATACCATCATAATGTATTTCAAGCAATCAAAGGAAGTATTAGAAGCAAAACTAGGAAAAGGATATAGAACAGGTAGATATATTGCATTGACTTTAAGTTCAATATTTTTTACACCTTATAAATCATTAAAAAACTAAAATGTGGAGACGCTAGATATAACAACATTAACACAAAAATTAACACCTTTCTTAACATTCGTATTAATAGCATTATATATATTTAAAGATACAATTAATGAGAAAATAAAGAGCTGGAGGAAATCAAAGAAGATTGAAATATTAACCTCTCACGATGTATTCCTTACAACCGAGAACGTAAGAACTATAATTAAGAGAATTGAGTTTACCACAAAAGGAAGTCCCGATGTAATGAAAACAAAAGTACTACATCATTTAATTGACTTAAAGATTGATACAGTAAACCTTAGATTTAAAGAACTATTAATGGATTCTGATGTAGATGATTGTAGTGGTCAAAGTCTTAAATTTAAAGTCATTACTTGCTTAACTAACGTAGTAAAGGAATACAACGACCAAGCATTGAAAGATTTTGTATCTTGGGGAATAAGTGAAGCTGATGCAAAATTTGCTATTGACGCTTACGAAGACTTCAGAAAAGATATTGTAGATGCGTTTCTTGAAAGGTTAGAGAGTATTAGTACTAATGATGATTATAATACAAATTACGATAAAATGAGTAGCATACTTGAGGTAGTTGCAATTTCACTATATTTGATACCTAAAGACGCAAAAAATGCGTTTGATTTAATTAATGGTAAGTTTTATAAATATGGTCAAAGCAATTGAGTTATTAGTAGGTATTACGTAGGGAAATTTAATAAATAAAAATAGATATGATAACAACAAAAGAATTAGTTAAAAGATACGGAACTCCAACGCAAGATGGAAACCCTTATTTAATCACTATAACACTACCATACCCTATGCGACTAGCCTGGGATAAGAATGTTATGGTTAAAACAATGAGATGTCATAGACTTGTAGCTGACAACTTCCTTAGAGTATTCAATGAGTTATTGAAGGTATATGGTTACGAGAAGATTAAAGAGCTTGGTATCGACTTATTTGGAGGTTGTTTTAACTATAGAGCTATGCGTGGAGGAAGTGACTATTCGAGACATTCATGGGGAGTGGCAATAGATTTAGATCCTGAAAGAAACCAGCTTAAAGAAACTTCAAAAACAGCTAGATTTGCAAGACCTGAATACAAACCTATGATTGATATTTTCTACAAACATGGATTTATCAGCTTAGGTAAAGAGAAGAATTATGATTGGATGCACTTTGAAATTAAAGAATAAGTTATGAAAAATATCAACATTAAAGAACTTTTAAAATATTTAATAATTTTCATTTTAATATTAATTATATACTTGCAAAGAAGTTGTACTAATAAAAATGTAGTGGTTGTAAAAACTCCTGAATTAAAAGGTTCTTTCAACACCGTTAAACCTAAAGAGATTCCATCTAAAACAAAATATGTTTATGTAACCTTAAAAGGTAAAACAATTAATCTTACAAATCCTGTAAATGATTCGTTAGTTAAAGCTTATGAAAAATCTCAAGATTCAATATGTAAATTACAATTGTATATAGATGCCGTTTCTGAAAGAGAATATCTTACAGAATATAATAATGATACTATAAATTTAAAAGTATATTCTAAAACACAAGGTGTACTTTTAAGTCAGAAACCATCGTATGTTATTAAAAGTAGAACTGTAGATGTTCCTATTAAAGCTAAAGAACAAAAGTTTGCTACATATTTAGGTGTTGATATTTTTGATAATCGTTCATTTAATAATTTTGGAGTTAAAGCATCGTTAGGTTTTCAAAATAAAAATAAAGATATTTTAACAATTGCTTATGACACTCGACAAAATATTTATTTAGGATACTCTATTAAACTTTTTAGTATTACAAAATAAATTATAAAATAAATGGTTTAAAATTTGGAATTGTCATTAATTATCACTATATTTGCATTAATATTATTAAATATAAAAAATATGACAATTAAAGAAATTAAAGAGTTTATTAAATTTCGTCCTGGATATATTAAGGAGGGTGCTAAAAGATTAAGATTTCATTTATTAAAAAAGGGTTATGACCCAACAATTAATAACTGTAAAATCGCTTTACGTGAATGTCGTGAAGAATTTAAAATGCAAATCACTTCAACTACACCTAATACTTCAAAAGTTTTAATTTACGATATTGAAACATCTTATAACATTGTTAAGTCTTGGAGAGTAGGTTACAATTTAAATATTAATCCTCAAGATATTTTACACGAACGTAAAATTATATGTATTAGTTATAAATGGTTTGGTGAAGATCAAATTTATAATTTATCTTGGGATAAAAATCAATGTGATAAATTTATGATTGAACAGTTTATTGAGGTGTTAAATGATGCTGATTTAATTGTTTCACATAATGGTGATAAATTTGACTTACCTTGGATTAAAACACGAGCGTTATATCATAACCTACCAATGCTGGTAAACTATAAACAATTTGATACATTAAAAGTTGCTAAAAGAAAATTTAATTTTAACTCCAATCGTCTAGATTATATTTCAGAATTTTTAGGTTTTGGAAATAAGATTAAAACTGAAATGGCTTTATGGGATAAAATCATTCTTAATAAATGTCCAGTCGCAATGAAAAAAATGATTGAATATTGTGATATGGACGTAGAACTTTTAGATAAAGTTTACGATAAATTAATGTATTGGGAAAATCCAATGAATCATGCAGGCGTAGATAATGATTTACCAAAATATAGTTCACCTATTTCAGGTAGTTTAAATCTTGAACTTGTAAAAACTATTACAACTAATCGTGGTACAATTAAACGTATTATGCGAGATTTAGATACAGATCGATTATTTGAAATGAGCGATTCTAATTTTAAAAAATATAAACTAAATAAATAACTTTTAAACCTCTTAGCTCAAATATGTAGTTGAGAGGTTTTTTTAATTAAAAAAAATGATACTAGAACGAATTATTTACGATGTACGCGAACAGTTAAAATTATTTACAGACGATTTTGAAATTGATGATAGATATATTATACATTTATTTAATATAAAACGTGCTAAATATTTACGTCAAGAATTAAATAATTATCAACGTACAACAGATGTTTCTGTAAAGCAAACCCTATGTTTAGGTTTAGAAAAGGTTACATCAAATCAATGTGGTTTAGATTATGAATGTGGATATATTTTAAGAACTGTACGTGAAATACCTCAACCTTTAGAATTACATATTAAATCTGCGATTACAAGTGTAAGACCTACAAATAGAATTGAATTACCTTTTAATTTTGTAACTAAGGAGAAAGGTATTTATAGTAAGTACTCACCTTTCAATAAAGCTGTATTTGCTTTTCTAGATGTTGATAAACATATTTACGTAGTATCTACAAATGATGCTGTTAACATGTTAGAATGTCTTACCGTTACAGGTGTTTTTGAAGACCCTCTAGATTTAAAAAACTATTTAGATTGTTGTAGTTGTGAAGATGCTAAACCTTGTTTTGATGAACTTAAAACAGATTACCCTTTACAGCCTCACTATGTAGATTTAATTAAAGGTGAAATCATTAAAGAGTTAGCTGCTAGATTTAATATACCTGAAGATAAAGAAAATGACTCAAATGATTAAGAATCCTAGAAGTGAGGGTAAAATTAAAACTCACTACGGTATGGTTGACTATTTTAAATTTTTTAAATCTAAACATCCTGAAATAAACATTGATCGTGTAAAATATTCAAATATAATTTCAGAGTTTAATAAAGAGGTTATAAATTTAATTATTGAGGAAACCTTAGAATATGATTTACCACATATAGGTTCATCATTAAGCATCAAACAAGAAAAACGTTTACCTAAAATTGTAAATGGTAAACTATACAACACTGTACCTGTAGACTGGGTAGCCACAAATAAATTGTGGTTTGAAGATTCTGAAGCTCGTGATAAAAAATTATTAGTAAGATATACTAACTCTCATAGTTCAAAATACGTATTTAGAATTTATTTTAAAAAGTATAAACAAGCGTTCTTCAATAAAAAATATTATCAATTTAAACCTACAAGAACATTTCAAAGATTATTATGTAGTAGGATTAAAGATGAAAATAAAGAAAAGTATAACACATTTTTATTATATTAAATATGACAGGAATATATAAAATAACAAGTCCAACAAATAAAATTTATAACTGTGCAAAAGAGGCATTGATAGATTTTAATATTACGTATAGTACACTAATTAGATATTTAAAAAATAAATTACCAAATAAAACAACATTAATATATTATAATCATGACGAATTCAAATTATAAATCATTAGGTACTGTGCTTTGGAGAGTAATGAAACATTCACTTTGCCAAGAACTCACATATGAGGAAGCTGCAGAGTATGCTTTAGAATTTATAAAGCTATTAGGTGCACCTGTTATATATTTAGATAATGTGAAGATGTTAGAATTAAGTTGTCATAAAACAGCATTACCATGTGACCTATTATATTTAAATGGTGTTAGGTATATGGACACTGACCTTGAAGGTGCTATCCACGAACCTATTGCAATGAGGGAGGCTACAAATGTTTATCATTTAGATCCTGCAGAATTTGCAAATGAAACTAATACTGATTTCAATTTAAGAGGTAATCATAGACGTAATGAGTTTACATATCAAATTCAAAAAGGTATATTATTTGCATCTGTACCTGAAGGTTCTGTTGAAATTTCATATAAAGGAATTGCTGTAGATGAAGATGGTTATCCTTTAATACCTGATAATGAAAAGGTCATGTTAGGTTTAGAATATTATATTCTTAGTAGATATTTAGAACCATTGTGGATGATGGGTAAAATTACAGATAAAGCTTTTGAATATATACAACAAAAGAGATATTTCTATACACCTTCCGCATTCACATCGTTACAAATGCCGAGTTTGGATAAAATGGAAACTATGATGAATAGTTTAAATAGATTAATAATCAATACTACAGCTCATCAAAACTTCTTTAAAAAGATGGGTGAGAAGGAAAGGTTGAAAAAATTTCGTTAATATATAAACAATAAATAATGAATAAAATCGTTAGACAATCCTATAGTGGGATGGCTCAAGATATTTCGAAATCAAAATTTTCAAATCAATTTTATTTTGAAGGTAAAAATATTAGAATTGTTACCACAGACACTCAGAGTACAGGTTCGATAACTAATGAAAAAGGAAACTCTTTAATACTAAAAGTACCTAAACCTGTTATAAATTATACTACTAAAATTATAACTTACGGTTCTAAATCGTTATCTTATACTAATGATGAGATTAATTATAATTCTCAAAGTGGAGATCAAGTGATTATAGGTCAAGGTACAACAAGAGATTATGTAATACTTTTTACAACAGATAATAATGGTTTTGATTGTGTATGGAGTGTTAAATATGAAGATTATGAATTAAAACTTTTGTATTTAAGAAATTTAAATTTTTCAACATCTAATCCAATACAATGTCTTAATAATTTTGAAAACTCAAATATTGATAAAATATATTGGGTTAATGGTGTTAACCAGATTCAATTTTTAAATATCAAACATTCTATTGATAACCAAGATTTAGAGGAATTAATAGATTTACCTGTAAATGTAATCGACATGGTTGGTAAATATAGTCTTAGTGCACCTAAGATTACCTCTATTCTTTCAGGAGGTACACATACGTCAGGTATGATTCAATATGCATACAATCTTTATAGATTAAATTCTGCACAAACTAAATTAAGTCCTTTGAGTGAGTTAATACCTCTGGATAAAGGTATCTTAGGAGGTGGTAATTTAAATGAAAATGTAGGTTCTATACCTGTCATCAATATAAATAATATTGACACTAATTACACAAATATTCGAGTATATTCTATAAAATATACCTCTTATAATGAAACACCTAAAGTATCATTAATAGAAGATAGAAAGATACCTTCGAAGGGTTCTATTGAAATACTAGATGATAATACTACAATTACAAGTTTGTCGTTAGAGGAATTTTTATTTTTAGGTTCAGATATAATCATACCTAAACACATTACTAGTAAATTTAACAGGTTATTTATAGCCAACTATGATGAGCTTAATTTTGATGTGAAGTTAGATATGAGAGCCTATTCATTTCCTCAGTTATCAACATCTGTAAATGTTTATAATGATATCGAGTTAGATGACACCACAGGAGATATTGTACCATCTGAACCAGTATTACAGAATACTAGAAATATAACATCTACTTTTACAGATTCAATTGATGATACTTTTGATTCTATAAATTTAAATTACGATGTAAATAGATATTTATATAATTCGTCAATACAAGGTGGTGAGGGTAAATATTTGAAATATGAATTATTGCAGACAACGGACTATGCTGAAGACAGACGTTATTTTAAAGATGATGAAATATATCGTTTAGGTATTGAATTTTTTAATGTCTACGGTCAAGTTAGTTTACCTAAGTGGGTTAGTGATTTTAAAGCACCATCTGGTAATCTTAAAGGTCTTCTTAATATTTTAAAAATTGAATTAAAATCTGAGTTTTTTACATGGTTAAATATTAGTTCTAATTTTGAAGCTGAATATTCGAAACCTGTAGGGTATAGATTGTTAATTGCAGAAAGAACACTTTCAGATAGAACTATTATTGCAAATGGGGCATTAGGTTCTATGATGATTAATGATAAAAGTACAAGAGATGTACCGTTGGATTATCGTTCAAATCCTACAGAATATCAATATGTTAAAAATAAAACAGATGAACTTGTGAAATTACCTAATTTCTTATTGAGAAATTGTAATGAAACGTCATTTTATGGTAATACACAACCATTACAAAAAGCCTCACATTTAGCAGATATGAATAGAGCTCGTGAAAACTCAAACACAGAGGTTTGTAGAGCTTATTATGGTGACGATGATACTTCAGGTAGGTTTTATCAATTTAATCCAATGTTACAGTTGTATTCACCTGAAATATTATTTAAAGAAAGTATTTCATTAAATAGTGGGTTAGAATTAAAAATAAAAGGTGCATTTAAAAATACTTATAATGCCGTATGGGCTAGAAAATATGAAGCTAATGGTTCGGGAAATATTGCTGATGAAGTTAAAGCATTTGAAGGTATTATTCCTGCTTATGCTAAAAAAGTAACTCAAATATTAGGTAATCCTAACGCACCTTTAGATTATGGTATTGTATGTCATCCTGGAGGTAGTGCCCCAGACCGTGTGACACATTCTAAATTTTATAGAGGATATGGTGTTGTGGATATTACAGATGCTTATAATAGTGCAAAATTTATTGAAATTTATCAACCTTTTGTGGGTACCACATTACCAGATACTAAAGATTATGTAAATAAGTACGGTCAAGGTTTACAGGTTACAATAAATTCAACAGGTTATCGTAAAGCGTATATATCATATACTGTAACACCTGATGTTTTAAATTTATTAACACCTTACACAATATCTGTAACTTCTGATAATGAAGGAAATAATGTGTTAATCACACACAATGTTATTTCAGGTAGTTATACGATTGATGTACCTGTTAGAGAATCTCCACTTACAACAACCCCTAATATTGAAAAAACATTTGAAACTTATTTAAAAATAAAAACACCTGGTGATGTACCATTTAAAGGTACTATGGATTGTTTAGTTAAAATTGCAGATTCAGGTCCTACAGATATTAAAATTGAAGTCTTATCTACAGCTAACCTATTTTCAATTAATAATCCTGAATATATTTCAACTAATGCTTTCTCATCTGCAGATTATACTAAATCTTATAAAATTTACGGAACTCCTGAATTAACTGAAAAAGGTCAATCGTTTACCATCTATAATAAAGATAGTAATTACAGATATTCAAATTCATTTACAGGAATATATACTGACGGAGATAGTTCTTGGGATAAAACTGGTCTATATGGTCGTAGAATTATAAATTCTAATTCAGATAACAATAGATGTATTACTTTTGTAACAGGACCTAAAAATAGTAGTACACCTAATGATAGTCTTGTAAGACATTATGATAGAAACAGTTTAGAAGATTTATTCACAATGGCAGGAGGTGATGTAGGAGGTGAGGATAATTTATTAATTGCTGAACTGGTTAAGACCAAAGCTGAGATTTATCTAGGAGGTATTTATGGTGGTAATAGTTATGAAGATAAACAACGTACAAACTATCTTGAAATAGGTGAATATAAAACTTTATCACCATCTGAAACATCATACACTTTATTATCTCCTGGTGATACATTTGTTAATAATTTTAGATTTTTAAGAGTTGTTAGAAAAGATACTAATATTTTAGCTGAAGGGGTGTTACAACAGGAAGAGATTGTTGAGTTTTTAACTGAAACATCTATAAATTTAAAAAATCGAAGTGATACGAGTGACAGTGTTTGGGATTCTAAATTTTTCAATTTAAATAGTGATTATCATACTTACAACAGAGTTTATTCACAACTTTCTGATTTAATTAAACGTAGAAATCTTAATTATAATTTTAAAAAGATTTCAAGTTATGACACAAACATCATATCATCTAAATTAAAATCCGCAGGTGAATTAATTGATAATTGGACAGATATTCTTCAAAATGAAGTTATGACCCTTAATGGTAAATTTGGATCAATAAACTCATTAATATCATTTCAGGATGAGGTTTATGCTATACAAGATAAAGCTTTTGCATTTATATCTATTAGTCCTAGAATACAAGTTTCAGGTTCTGATGGGTTAGCTGTACAATTAGGTACAGGTGCTATTTTAGATAGATATAAATATATTTCCACTGAGAATGGTACGCGTAATAGATTTGGTGTTATTGTTACAGAGAAAGGTGTTTATTTTTATGATGCATTAAGTAAAGCTATTACAATGTTTAAAGGTCAAATTGAAGGTTTATCAAATACCAAATCAATGCACTCATTCTTTATAAATAATCTTGTAGAGGGTGATTTAGTAATGGATAACCCTGTGTTAAAAAAAGGGGTATCTTGTGGTTATGATTATGTCAACAATGATGTATTTTTAACATTTCATCAAAATAAAATTGAAAATGGTTTATCTACATATTCACCTTTTACAATAGCATTTAATGAAAATTCAAATACATTTGTATCATTTTATGATTATACACCATCATTTTACATTAGTCGAGGTAACTACTTTGTTACAACCGACCCTAATAACACATCCATTTATCGTCAAGGTGTAGGATTATATAATACTTTTTATAATGTTAAATATCCTTCATATGTCACATTAAATGTGAACCCTGAACCAAATCTTGATTGTGTGTTTGATAATATCAATTTTAAGTCTGAAACATACTCGTATGACACAAATACAGGCTTATACACGATAGATAATCCAGACAAGACCCTTACAGGTATTAGAGCTTATACAGATCATCTAGACTCAAATGTAGGAACTTCTGTAACACCATTGGTTGTTGGTAGAAATAATAATATCCGTCGTAAATTTAGAGATTGGAATGCGTTAATACCTCGTTCAGGTAGAGAACGTATAAGAGGACCTTGGGTAAAATTGAAATTAGTATTTGACCAACAAGGTGATTATAAATTTATATTACACGATATTGATATTTCTTATACTACGTCATAAAAAATATTATAAAATATATAATTAATTCTTTGGAATTATCATAAATATTTTGTATATTTGTGTAACAAATTTATTTAAGACAATACAATTAGAGGTGGGAGTAATCTCACCTTTTTTTATAATATAAAATTTTAAAATATGCCAGATCCTAAAAAGAAAAATGGTAAAGTTGCTACTGATCCTAGAGATATTCCAGCAACTAGACGAGATAGTCTTAATTTACAAAAACTTGCAATAGAAAGAAGTAATTTTCTTAAAAATGCAGGTTATGTTAAAGAACCTGACGTTAAAAAAGGACCATTTCCGTATGCACATCAAGATATGTATAGGAATTATCAGCAAATGCAAAAAAAACAACGTGATAGTATTACTACAGAAGTTATTAGATTAAACCGTAAAGGTCAGCCTTATAGAAGTACTGAGGTTTATGATCCTAAATATTATAGACAAGAAAATGTTAATGGTAATCCTAATAAGTATAAAAGTCAAGAAGTAGGTGATATTGGAGTTTTAAATCCTGCTGTTAAATACGGTGATTTTGATTATAGAATTGATCCTACAAAATATGAAAGATGGGTTAATCCCAATACAGGTGATGGTGTAAATAATTATATTTATGATTTTGGAAGTAAATATAATCCCAAACCAGTAAAAATTAATTCAGGTAAAGGTACTGTAAATGTTAACAAGAATCCTGGACATAATAATCAAAAACAAGTACCTGTTAAAAATGTAACTGCTAATAGTCCATTAGATTATATGAATAGTTCAACTATAAAATACGCTGATGGTGGTCAAATACATAATGATTTAGATGGTAAATATAATAATTATTTAAACAATAATATGAAACAATACGCACAAGGTGGAAAACTTACTCGTTTTGACGAAGGTGGTACACACGAACAAAATCCTTTAGGGGGAATTCCTCAAGGTCAAGATGGTCAAGGTAATATGAATACAGTCGAACAAGGGGAAACCAAGAAAGGTAACTTTGTATATAGTGATAGAATTGCTTTAGATAAAAATCTTATTAAACAATTCAACCTTCCAGGTTACGTAGCGAATAAGAGTGTATCAGAAGCATCTAAAGCAATAGATAATCAGTTTAAAGACCGTCAAGATAAATATGCACAAGAAACTAAAAAGACTTTATTAGATAGGTTATCTCAAGCACAAGAGCATCTTAAAGCTCAAGAGCAGGCTCAACAACAACAGATTAATCAATCTATGCAGGCTAATTCACAGCAAGTTCCCGATATGATGGAAGGTCAAATTCCTGAAGGTATGGAAGAATATATGGAACAATCTCAATCACAAAATCCTCAAGAGGAAATGATGGGAGGTCAGCAACCGATGGCACGTGGAGGGTATATGAATAGATATGATGATGGAGGTTATATTTCAGATTTAAAACCTGCAGGTTTGACAGATTTGAGTCCTTATGGTGCACAAATATCAACTAATACATCGGGATTAAATAATATACAACCTACTGAAAATAACACCCAAACTCAAAGTAATACAGATTATTCTAAATTAGCACCTATTGCTACAGGTGTAGGTAATATGGTTTATAATCAAGATGCACAAAAGAGTGCAACATTAGGTACTATAAATGCTGTAGGTAGTACTGCAGGAGGTACTGTTGGTAAATATGTATCTGGAGCTACAGGTTTATATGATATGGGTCAAGAAGCTTTTGGTAAATCAGGTGTTGACACATCAGGTAAGCAATCTGTAAGTGGTGCCAGTGCTGGTAGATCTGCAGGTTCAGGTGCATTAAAAGGTATGGGTACAGGTGCTACAATTGGAAGTATTATACCAGGTGTAGGTACTGTAATTGGTGCAGGAGTTGGGGCAATTGTAGGTGGAGTTACAGGTTTAATAGGTGGTAAAAAAGATGAAAAAGCTCAAGCTGTAAATAATAAAAAATACTCACTTAATATTAATAAGCAATTTGATGATCCTAATTGGGCAGCATACGGGGGTACATTAGATGTAGGTGTTAAACCGACAACAGGAAATAGTACAATAAGACCTTCAGTTAAAATGTTAAAATATGGTGGTGATATAGATCCCCCTGTAAAATTTTTAAAACCACCTGCAGGATACAATACAAATCCTATTCAAAATTTTCATGATATTACAGGTGTGTCACCTGATACACCTGGTTATGGTCAAGAATTTGGTAAAAAAAGTAATAAATTATTGTTTGATTATAATGTCAATATAAAAGATCCTGATACATTAGCTTTGCAGAAAAAAGGTAAAACTACATATACAAATACCAAGGAAGACATTATGAATAAAACGTGGAATGACGTACAACAGAAAAAATACGGTATTACAGCAGAAGGTTATAGAGATATGCATCCAGAAAACGATGTACCTACATTGGATCAAAAAATACCAGATTTTGTACCTGAAACAGGTGTGTTAGCTAGTATGGAAAAAAATTATCAAGATGTTTTAGCAAAAAGAACTACTGAAGCTAATAAAAAATCAATTGTAGATAAGGCTGGTGACTTTGTTAAAAACCATTACGGAGAAGCTATGAGGTATGCACCTATAGCAATGAATGCTTATCAACTATCTCAATTAAAAAAACCTCAAGGTGTACAATATCATACATCAGGTGATAAATATAAACCTCAGTATGTTGATGAAACACAACTTCAAAATATTGCAGCTCAAAATCAACGTAATCAGATTAATGCAGTTAGTGAAAGTGGTGGTTCAGAGGGAGCAAATCGTGCAGCTATTCTAGGTTCAGGTGTAAATTTCAATAGAGGTTTGTCTGAGGCTTATTTAAATATGAAAGATAGAAATATGAGTATGGATGATCGTGCTCAACAATTTGATTCAGCTATAAATTCTCAAAATATTGCAATTAGAAATAGAGCTATTGATGAAATGAGAGCTGATAAAGGTAATTACGATACTCAAAAATCTAAGCTTTTAGGTGCAATAGGTACAGATATTGGTTCTGTAGGTAAAGAGGAAGTCAATAAAGACCAAATTGCGGCAATGTTGGGTTATACTTGGAGAGGTAATTACATGGTTGATGAAAAAGGTCAACGTGTTACTGCTGAAAAAATGGCTAAAGATAAAGCAGCTTTAGAAGCTTCTAATGAAAAACCTGCATATAATTCTAAAACAGGTGAAAAGATAACATATGGTTATGGTGGATTTTTAAAAACATATAATAAAAGATAATAGATGCCTATCAATAGATACTCAGATTTAAGTGTTTCAGCATATAATCCTATGTCAATGGAAGAATTGGCAATGGTTCCAATGATGAAACGTAAACAACATGATGAATTAGATAAACAATTAGCAGAAGCCGTTGTTAAAGTTGACCCTTTAAAATATCATGAAGATGAAGCGTTAAGATTAAAGAATGAAATGGAAGGTAAAGTTGCATTCCAATCGGAGCAACTTGCCTCCCAAGGTATTACACCTGATGCAAAATCTTCATTTTATAAGTTAAATAAAGAATATAGAGATTTAGTTGCACCTACAGGTCAAGTAGGTAAAATAAACCGCGCTAAAGAAATTTATGATAAGGAACATGCTGCATTTATTAAGAACGCAATGGAAACATCTAAAATAGGTGGTGACCAAGCAGAACTTAGGTGGAATGAACATGTTGCTAAAAATTATACAGGATATGAAGATCCTGAACAAAAACGCATTAAATACATTGATCCTTTAGGTGCTGTCGCATATCAAGATCAAGATAAAGATTTAGCGTTAGCTCATAGTATATTAGGTAGTTATTCTAGACAAGTGAGTAACGCGGGTTACCATATAGGTGAAGATAAAGCTACAGGTTTATTAGGTGTTATAAATAGTAAAGGTGAAACTGTACATTCAGATAACTTTAAACAGGTAAATGAAGCATTAAAAGGATATAGTGCAAAATGGCTTAATCCTACTGGAGAAGGTTATAAATGGTCAAAATTTGCAGGTCAAGATATTGAAAATAATCGTCAACGTATTAAACATGAATTCAATTCAATGTATAATCTAAAAACAGGTTATTCAAGTGAACAATCCTTTAATCCTTTAGCTGGTCAGGGTGGTGGTGACGGTGAAAACCAAACTGAGACACCTACACAGTTACAAGAATCTGCAAATGTAGAAAACCCAATAACAAAACATTTAGATGAATTAAATAATACAAGTGTTAAAGATATACTTAGTCAATTTCCTGCAGCGTGGTCAAATTTACAAACTTTAATAAAAAATAAAAAAGTAAGTCCTGACGAATTAAAAAAACAAGATTATGCACTACAGCAGATGGTTAAAGATAAACTATCACCCGCAGCATTAGACGCATACACAACAACATATAATATAAAAGTTGCACAAGGGTTGATTCCAAAAGGAGAGCCTATGTTTGGATCTAAAGCTCAAAAGGTAATAAAAAATGATTGGTCACAACAAAAAGATTTTGCATGGTCAAATAATGTGATATTACCTGACTCTAAAGAAAATGATATTTTAGCTTCTCCACAGTTAGTTAATGCTACAACACCTGCCGCAAGAAATGCGTTTGCACAAAGAAGATTTGACCTTGCACGTAAAAATAAACAAACATTATTATATGACGAAGAAGGTAATAAAATAGATTTAGATGATGTTAATAGAAAATCAATTGAATTAGTAGGTCATTATAATCCTGCGAACATGCTTAAAACTTTTGGTGGAAATCCAGATAATATTGTGTCACCACATGTAGTATCTTATGAAGATGCTGATGGAGTTTCACATACAGCATTAATGCCTCGTGATGCAAATGAAAAAATAACTAATAATTATAAAGCTGCACAAATAATAAATAAAACAATTAGAAAAAGTGTTGTACATGGAAATGGATTTGTAAGTTTTACAAGTAAAGATTTTCCAATTTTAAAATCTAAAGGTATCGATAATCTTAGAGTAAAGTTTGATTCAAAAAATAAAACATATACCGTGGAAACTGCTGGTAAAAAATTCCAACCTATGACACAAGAGGAATATAGTGATTTTTGGTATAATAATTTAAATAATTAATATGGAAGAAGATGAAGATGGATTATTAAATAGTAGTCCTAAAAATAATACTAGTCCAGGATTAATAGATCATCGTCAAGTAAAAAAAGGATTAGTTTTTGATATTAGTAAAAAACACAACATCTCAAAAACTACACAGGCTGCAGAATCTTTTCACGGATATAATACAGGTTTAGGTCAATCAAAATATGATAAAGGTTTAACTTGGGGTACAAATATTGATGAAGATGATGTTGCAGGTTCTCTTAATGAATACCGTGCACAACAACAATCAGGTATTGCACAAGTAGGATTAGGATTATTGCGTGCAACATCTAAAGGATTACAGGAGGTTGCAAAACTTCCTGGAGTGTTAGGTGGTATGACTGTCGCAACTTTTGAAAATGTTGGAGATTTAATGTCGGGTAAAGATGAGCATTCATTTATTGATACTGCGTTTAACAACACGTGGATTAAAACAATTGACGAAGTTGGTGAAAAAATAAACACTGATGTTTTACCTGTATATACTGCAAAAGCTGTTAAAGAAGGTAATTTGTGGGCAAACATATCTTCAACTGCGTTTTGGGCTACAGATGGTGCAGATGGTCTAGGTTTTATTTTAGGAATGATGGTTCCTGGTGCAATATTTGAATACGCAAGATTAGGTGGTAAATTAATTAGTGCAGCATCTCAAAGTCAACGATTAGCTAAAATTACATCAATGTCGGGTAAGGCTGAACAAGCTGTAAGTGCTTTAAAAACAATGGGTATCACAGGTAAAAACATTGATAGTGGTTTAGCTGTAATGGGTAATACTTTATTTGAAGCAGGTGCTGAAGCTAAAAGTGTTGGTGACGACTTAGATAGAAAAAAACCAGAGTTTATGACTCGAAGAGTTGCTGAAATTAAAAATAACCTTGTTAAATCAAATTATGCAGGTGAACCTGAATTTATTCAAGGACCAATGCAAATGGTTAAAAATCCTGATGGTACACAATCAATGTCATCTTCAGGATTAATTCCTAATCCTAATTATAAAAATTTTGATCAAATTGCATTAGAGCAAGCTGAAAGTGAATATAAGGAACAACGTGCATTAGCAATGAGAAATACTTTTGTTAGCAATGTAGGTATTCTTTTAGGTCCTAATGCCATGATGCATAAAGCAATATGGGGTAAAGCTGCTCAAAGATTTGAAAAAACTGCAGAACAAGGTATAAAAGGTGTTGCTAAAAGAGTTGGTAAATCTGCTGAAAGAGTTGGTAAAGCATTTGCTGTTGAAGGTGGATGGGAAGAAGGTTCTCAAACAAGTGTTGAAAAAATGTATGTCAACAAAGCTATGAAAGGTTCTCTTGGTAAAGATGGTTTTGAAGGTTTTGTAGATGATTTTAATGTAGGTGATTTTGCAAAAGAATACTCTAATACGTTGGCTACAACTGAAGGGCAGAAAGCTATCTTTTTAGGGGGAGCTCTTGGAGGACCTATGATGTCGTATCAAGGTAGAAAAGAAGATGTTGTAAATAGAACACGTACTAATGAAGTATTAGATGGTATTGATAAACAGATAACTCATTTTAATAATATATTTGATAATGATGTTTATCAAAAAAATGAAGATGGTAGTTTTAAATATAAAAAAGATGAGCAAGGTAACGATACAACTGAAAGATTATTAGATAGTAAAGCTGTTCGTAAAATTGCTCAAGATTTAAATTATACTGAACAACGATCTGCAATATTTGATCTTGCTGTAAAAACAGGTAATACTGAAGTTGTTGATAAATTAAAACAGGACGCAATTTTTAATTTAATTTTACCATCTATACATAACGGTGAAATGGGTCTTCAGGCTTTAGAGCAACAACTAAATGAAAATTCTAAGTTTCAGGAATTAACTGAACGAGATGCTAAAGCTGACAATAAGGATAAGACTAAAGAATTTGTTAAACAAACCCTTGAAACAGCTAAATATCTTCAAAAACAAAATGAGAAGTTTGGTGATTTTAGTAGAGATGTAATTGATTTAACTCATCCTACAGCCACACAAGAACAAAAAGATGATTTTCTTAATAAATTAAACACATCTTACTTAAATAGTAAACATGAATTAAGACAAGATGAAATAAAATTAAAAGAATTAGAAGCTAAACGTGAAAATATTTTTGAAGAATTAGGTGTAGATCCATTATATAATCCTGAAGCAGAGTTTCCAACTGCAAAAATGAAAAATGGTATTGTTTCAGATGAAGATTTAATGCAACGTGCTGAACGAACAAAAGCAGCACTTAATTCAAATGAATTATTAAAGAAAACAGAAGCTGAGTATAATGAATTAAAACAGAAAATAGATAATCATAAAAAAGATATTTCTGAAATTTGGCAAGGTAAAGATAAAATAGCAGGTGCATTTAGTAAATTTGTAGATAAAGATAATAAAGATACTGAAAATACTTCTGATGAAAAAGTTGCACAAGCTGATGCATTAATAGCAAATGTCACAAATGCTCAATCTAATAAAGAATTAGATCAGTTATTACTTCCTCCACATATACCTCAAAAAACAGAGGCTGATTATAACAGGGAAACAGAGTTAAATCTTATTCAAAATGTATCTAAAAGTATTAATGAAGATCAATCTATTGGTAATTTAAAATTAAATTTAGATAAATTAAAATCATTAAACATCAGTTCTTTAAAAATAGATGAGATTGCTAAAAGGATTGAAGATAGAATTAAGCAGTTACAGGATGAACAAGAATCATTTAAAGATTATCTTTTAGATGCTATTAATTCTTTTGACGAACAATCTCAAAAAGTTAATGATTTTATATCTGATTTAAATACTGAAATTGATTCATTATTAAAAACCAAAGATGTTTTAGTTAAAAGTTTAAATGAGCAAGATAAATCTCCTAGAGGTAGAAATGCTAAACTTATTAAACAGTTAATTAAAGAAGCTGAGAATGAATTAGCAAAGGTTGAAAAAGAACTAGAGTATTTAGAAGGTTTAAAAGAGGAGGCTCAAAAAGAACTTACCAAAATTGAAAAAGATTTAAGTTATATTTTTAATAGATATGATCAAATTGAAAAATCTGATTTTGCATCTGTACAAGATATTATAGATTATTTAAATGATAATAAAGAATTATTTAAAGATCACAGATTTGATTTTGAAAGACTTTTAGTTAACAAACATTATACTGAACAAAATATTGAAGGATTATCAACAGCTATTAATGCTTTAGAAAATTACGCAGATGTTTTAAAAAGAACAATACGTTCATTATTAGACAGTGATGAAAATCATTCAGAAGATCTTTATTATTTACAAGAACAATTAAATGATGTTCAGGAAAATTTAACTACTGCTAAAAAAGATTTAAAATCTGAACAAGCTAAATTAAAAAGATTAAATCGAGCTATACTTGATAAACAAGCAATTAAATCTGTAAATTTAGAAGAGGATTTTTGGAAAGATTTACAGACGTTTAAAAAGGATAAAATTAATCCTTTAGTAAATAACCCTATTATTGCTGAAAAAATTCAAGCTAAACGCGATGAACTTACACAACAAGAACAGGAACTTGCTGATCAGATAGCTGCTGAACAAACAGATCTGCAAGAAGATCAAATTATTAATGATCCTACACAAGTTACTGAAGTTGTAGCACCAACTGTTACACTCGATGAGAATGGTAATTTTCAATCTGAATCATTGCCTACACAAGTAGATGAGGATGAAGACAATGAGGTTGTTCATGCTGAGAATATGTCTGAGGAAAAAATTAATGAATCATTAAAAGGTGAAGTTGCAGGTGCTAAAGTTATTAGTACTAACAGAGAAACTGGTGAGCCGTTAGGTAATTTATTACAACAATTTGTTGACTATGAAAGAACCCCTATAGATAAATCTGAACATGTTATAACTATTGAGTTAGGTGATCTTAATAAAGCAAGTAAAGAAGTTGAAAAGGCGTATAAAAGATTATTAAAAGGTACAGCAACTATAGAAGATGTCGAATTGTTAAAAGCGAAACTACCTATTAAAATAGTATCTAGTTATAAAAATGAAAAAGGTGAACAACCTTATTCTTGGATAGAGGATCAGACCGAATTTAATCAAAAAAATCCTGACTCTAAAGAAATATTAGATAAACAAACAATGCCTTTAAGAGTACGTATAATTGACGAGGCTGTTAAAAATAATAAAGCTGTTAATAATACAGGTTTAGCGGGATTGACCACTAATATAGTTAAACAATATCCTGGGTTACTTACAGTTCAATATACAGATGAAGGTGCTGCTAAAAACAACATATTTGATTTACAGGTTTTTGATGGTATGTCTGAAGATGAAAAGGTTGTTTATTTTCAAAAAAATAGTGCGTTTGTAAACTGGGAAGGTAATTTAGTAAGTACACTAAATCCTAAAAAAGTAATTCAAAGTAATTTTGGTCAAAATCATAAAGGTGAAGTATTTTTAACTATACCACAAAATAATGGTAAACCGTTTTATTTAAAATTAAACGTAAGTAAGGTTAGTGAAGATAAGGCTGAAGCTATTTATGAAATGGTTAATGCATTAAGTCAGGTATCACAAACAATAAGTGCACCAACTAACTTTCAAGCAATGACTGTTGGTAAGTTTTTTGAAACACTTGATGGAATTGACCCTGAATTAAGTAGTCGTCTACAAGATGTACTTAAAAATGAAATTGAATTTGTTAAACAGTACAATAAAGGTGATGAGCGAAATGAAAGTTTATCTAGATTTTTAGATCTTCTTATTTATCATAAGAGTGAAAATAAAAAAACTGCATTTAATTTAAGTAAAGACGGTAATTTAACACTTGGTTCATTAGCTGAACATTTAATAAGTGATTCAGATTTTAAACATCAATTAACAATTACTAAAGATGAATTAGGTACTGAAGAAGCTAAAAGTGTTATAATGAATTACATTCAGTATAAAAGACACAACATTCTTATTACTAAAGATAATGTTAATGAATTTGTTTTTAACAATAAAGACTATATTAAATATCTTTTAAATTCAGAATATCCTATATTAACTACAAATGCAATAACAGGTAAAGATGAAAAAGGTAATCAAATACCAACATTTCAAGGTTATAGTAATATTTATTTAAATCAGGATGTTAAAAATTCTAAAAGTACTACAAATATTTTAAGTGGTAGAGGTACAGTTGCACCAATAGTTAAAAATAATTTAGATGTTAAAAAAGCTGATATAGAAAAAAGAAGACAAGAAGAATTAAATAGAAAAGATGATTGGTTTTTAAGTTTATCTGAAAGTGCTCAAAAAATAACTTTAAATAAAATTAATGCTAGATTTGATGCAGAACTAGCTGCTTTAGAAGGTAACAATCAACAAGTTTCAGCTACACCAATTGAAATCGAATCTGCGAATGAAGATGGTACATTGCCATCTGTGAAAGCTAGATTGGCTGCAGCATTAGGAAATAAAACACAACCCACTAAAAAAGAAGATGTAAAAATGGATGTAACAAATATTCAGTCAATGTATGACAACGCTAACGAAGATAGTAAAATGAACATAGTATTGGCGCTTGCTAAAACTTTAAATCAAACCGTAGAATCTGATAATATTGAAACTGTTGAAGATTTAAATAATATATTTAAAAATTTAATTACTGTGGCACAAAATGAAACAAACAAATCTATTGATCAAATTACAAAAGAATGTGGATTTTAATTTGGATATATTAAATTAATTTCGTATATTTGTATAAATATAAAATATAAAAATGGCGTGTAAAAAAATAACAAAGACAAATGGTTCAGAATCTGAATTAATAACTACTTTAGAAAGCATTTATGAAAATGAATTTAAAGCTGAAGCAGGTTATTCTTATTTTGAATCTGATGTGTTTATATCAGAATTTGGAGATTATATTAAAGGTTATGAGGAAGGAGATCCATCATTTAGTGGTCGTGTAGACAATAATGGTGAACCTAAATTACATTATAACGAAGCAGCTAAAAAATATTATTTTATTAATGAAAAGAAAGAAGAAGTTTTCTACCCTCTTATAAAGAGAGGGTTGAGAGCAACTTTTAACTATAAACAGATTGATAAAATTGTTTCAAGATTAGCATTAAACTACTTTAAAAAATCTAATTTAAATTTCAATAATATTAAGTTTGAAGAAGGTGAAAAATTACCTAATTTAAAAGACGATATTAGATTAGAATTAGTTACCAAAATTAATGAGTTAAAAAATGGTAATTTTAAAGGGAAATTTTCCGCAAAATTACTTGAAAGTTCATTAGAGAATTTAGATGAATATGTTGAACGAGTAGATGCTTTTTATAAACAAATAGGCATTAAGCGTGTAGATAATAATGATCAGTCATCTCTTGAGTCTGAAGCTGAAGAAGGTAAAGATCCTTCGTTTACTAAACAATCTTTTGAAAAAGATATAAAGGATTCATTAACTACAAATATTAAATTAAAATTAGCATTATTAGAAGATACTAATGATTTAGATCCTATATGGGGAGAACCTACTTTTATTGGTTATAATGAAGCTCACGGTACGTTATTAAATAATATTACAAATCAAGTAGCTGTTGAAGGTGAAGATTTGTTTGAGTTACAACGCGATGCTATCACCTTATTAGCTACTAAAAAACCGTATTTAAAGCAGTTATTATCCTACATGAAGGAGTTTACTGAAGAGGATAAAAATCAGTTCGCACAGGCTTTTAATTTACACGGTAATAATTATTTAGTATCCGAGATTCAAACAAAAACTAAAGTGACAGACCCTGTAACAGGGGAAGCATCTGTTAAAAAAGGATTTACTCATGTAGTTAAACAAATTTCAGAATCAGGCTCAAAAGCAACACTTGTAACATCTGAGTGGGGAAATAATTTTAAAAATTCTTTTTTAGATGATAAGAATAAATTAACAACTGAATCTAAAGAAATTCTTAGTAAAATTATTGAGGATTTAGACACATTAAAAACTAATATTAAAAATGACTTAACACCTTCAGAGTTTGAAAAATTTACAAACGAGTACATTTCTTTAACTCGGAAGTTAGGTGTTGAAATGTCTGAAAATGGAATAATTAACTTTTTAGATAACGGTGGTGAAATAGCGTTTGATATAAGTGCTCAAATTAATAAACTGTCAACATCTGTTACACAAACAGCTATTGCAGTTAAAAAAGCAATTACAACTTTTAAAAAAGTAAATGAAAGTTATAAAAATCCATTTGATACAGAAAGTGTATTTAAAAAGTTAGCAAAAGCTGAAGCTTTTTATTTATCTGAAGGTTCTGAATCAAGTATATATTCAAGAGGTAAGAATCAATGGTTATTTTCATATCCATCTTATTTATCAACTCGTATATTACAATGGAAGAAGAATCCTGAATTATTGAGAAACTGGTATAATCAATCAGCATATAATAAAGGTTCTGAAATAATGAAGTATTTGTTAGCGTTAGATCTTGACCAAAATAGAACGTATGAGGATAATTATGTTGAAGATTTAATTAAAGAAAGATTAGAAAATTTTAAATTAGGTATATTTAACTCATTTCAAGAAACAGGTAATGATAAAAATCAACAACAGTCTGCAACAGATTTATCTTTTAAAGATTACTTTACAGATAACGTAAATAAAGTATTACTTAACAGTTATGTTAGAACTACCACTCCTGCAGATAAAGGTTCAGATTTACAGATTAAGACTGGATTTTTTATTGAATCTGCTAATTTTCAAGATGGTATTTTAAATCTTACTGCTAAAACAAAAGAGGTATTTTTTAACTACTTTAACTCTGAAGTTAACAGAATGAAAGAGGCTTCAAATGAAGTTGATACTTTAAAATTTACACCTGAAAAATTAATTATTAATTATCATTATAAAGAAGGTTCTACAATTGATGCTAAAGATGGGAATGCATTTCAATCACAATATTTTCCAGAATTATCATTTAATAGTAAATCTAAAAATGAACTAGTATTGAGTATTAAAGATCAACTCTATAATTTAGATGGATCTATAAAACATACTGCAGATATAAGTGCCAACCCTGAATTAAAACAATTAATTATTTCACATCTTAATAATGTATTGTCTGAAGGTATTAATCAGACGTTAAATACCTTCCTAGAACAAGAGATTTTAGAAATTAATGGTGAAGGATTACTTTCAAATAAAGCTATAGATCAAGTAACATTTACAGAGTATTCAAAAAAGAATTTATTAAATTCTGAAAACGCAGCATTAGAAATTGTATCGGATTACTATATTAATAGTCTTATACAAAATGTTGAATATTCTAAAATGTTTACAGGAGATGTTGCATTTTATAAGAATATGATTGATTATAAAAAACGTGTACCTGCAACATATACGGATGGATTACAGTTGCGATTGAAAAAAGGTGAAGAACATTTTACAGTAGCTACAATTGATAAGGTAGAAATAGGTTCACCATACCATAAGGAATTAGTTGAAATGTTAGGTGTTGAAGGTGCTAAACCATATAGTGAAGGTAAGATAAATTCTGCGGATGCTCAAGCTTGGATAACACCTAAAAGGTGGAAGTTTTTAGTTGAACGTTTAGGTAAATGGACTTCGGATCACGACTCATTGTACACTAAAATGATGTCTGATGGTGATCAGTCTTATACAGCTAAAGAATTAAAGATTGCAGCGCAACCTTTAAAAGGTGTATATTTTTATATGAACGGTAAAACACCAACGTATCTTAAATACTCACAAGCTGTATTGACACCTAGTATGTTAAAAAACTCACCTGGTTTACGATCTATTTATAGTCAAATGGATAAACAAGGTGTTGACGAATTAATTACATTAGATGGCTTTAAAACAGGTTCTCCAAGACCTACAAGAGTACATAATGTTGACGGTACAGTAAAATCTGAAATATCATTTAATACTGAACAGTTATCAAACTATGGTTGGAAATTACAACAAGATTTACCTGTTAAAACATTTAAACAAACTGACGTAGGTTCTCAAATTCAAAAAAATATTTTTGCAGGTTTAATTCACAATTTAGAATTAGCAGGATTTAATTTAGATGGTTCTGAAACAAACGGACAAACAATCTCAGATAATATTGTAAATATTGTTTCAGGTTTAGTAGATAAAGGTATTTTAGACATTAAAGAGGAATTTGATGTATTTAGAAACGGTGAAATTAAAAACATTAAGGGTTTTTATAAAGCACTTGTTCGTGAGTTGGAAAAAAGAGGTGGTTCTAAGAATGTTATAGACGCTTTAAATAAACAAACTGCATTATATGGTATGCCACAATCAATGGATAAGATTGTTAGTGTATTTTCATCTATAATGAATGATCGTTTAATTAAAATTAAAACAAACGGTGGTGCATTTATACAAATGTCTAACTTTGGTATATCTAAAGAAGAAGGTGATAGTAAAGGTATTTTATGGAACCCTGATATTGAAAATGGTAGTACAACTTATGAACCACGTATTTATACTAAAGAAAATGGTCGTAAAAGTATAAAACCTGCAGGTATATTAATTTCAGGTTCATTTATTGCAAAATATATTCCTGATTATAAAAAATATAGTGCTGAAGAACTTTTTAAAGGTAAAGATGGTAATCCACCTATTATTGATAAAAAAATATTAGAAAATTTAGTTGGTTATAGAATTCCTAATCAAGGACTGTCATCAAATGATGCTTTAGAAATTATAGGTATTTTACCTGAAGAAAACGGTGATACTATTGTAGCATATACAGGTATTACAACTAAGACAGGGTCGGATTTTGATATTGATAAGATGTACTTAATGATGCCTAATTATTCTTTAGAGGATGATAGATTGGTATATACTACATACGATTCAACGTTATCAAATAAAAAACAATCTAAAGAAGCATTACAAAATAGGTTAATTGAACTATATAAATCAGTTTTAACACATCCAAAAGTTATTAAAGATGTAATGACACCTTTAGATAATGATGTCTTAAAAGACGATATCGTAGACTTAATACCTTCAGAGTCTTCAGGAACAATGTTTCATTTTGACGCATTTAATGATATTAAATTACGATATGAGTTTATTAATGGTAAAGCAGGTGTTGGTCAAGAAGCTAATGCTGTAGTTGATGTTAATAGACCTGGTAATTTAAGTATTAATAAATATAATATTGGATGGGGTCATGTTAATGAAAAAGGTGATACTAAATTAGATAACGAGTATTCTGAAGCATTATCTGAACAAGATTTAAATTATTATAAAGATGCACTTGTTGATATAAAAATAAAAGAGCTTGAAAAGAAACAGATGCATGTTAATAACGATGTTAGAGAAAAGATAAAAAAAGAGGTTTCTAACTATGTTAATAACGCAGTTAAAAAAATAAAAGTTGGTGATTCATTAACTGCGATTCTTAATGCATTTGTGGATATTGCAAAAGATCCTTATATTACAAGAGGTAACTGGACAACATCTACTACAAATACAGGTAACTTACTTATACGTGCAGGTGTTCACCCTTTATATGTTACGTCATTTATGGCACAACCTATAATTAAAGAATATATTGAGTATCAAGCAAGTAAAGAATCTATTATTACAAAGAATACAGGTGATATTAAAAATAAATTTAAGAAGAATTTAGCAGTAAAGAATCTTGAAAAATTAAACGATAAACATCCTGAGTTATTGAAACCTTTAGAATTGATTTATCAAAAATTTGCTAAGTCTAATGGTGCTATAAATCCTTTTACAGCATCAAACGCGGCAGAAAGACTTCAAAAAATGTTAGGTAAAAAAAATACACTATCTGGTGAAGAATTAGAAAATGTATTGATAACATTAAAACGTGAACATGATAGAGTATTTAATGCTGAAAAATTAAATATTACAGATAGAAAAACTTATAATTTACAACATTATCGTGAACAAATAAAGAATGAGGCTTCTGCAGATTTTCAAATTGCGATATTAGATAAGTTTTACGAATTACAGACCGTTAGTAAAGTAGTTAAAGAAAATGTAGATATTTCTAAATTAGATACTAATGGTATGGGTAAAAATGTTAATTCATTATTTAGCACCTTTAATTTAATTAAACACGTTTTAGATAAGGAGAAAACAGATAGAGTTGGTGTACTTAACGGTTTGGAATCTAAATTTGAAAATACAACTTTAGCTGTATATCATAAAGGATTAAAAGAAATTTTAAGAATTGTTCAAGCAAATCCTTTATTATTTCCTCAAGCGGATAATAAAGTTCAAACAATGTTTAATGAGATATCTAATGACCTATATGACACACCTGCAATTGATAAAGATTTAGTAAATGATTTAGAAAAAGAATATTATACTTATGTAATGTCTAATTTTACACCATTTAATTTAAGTTCTGTTGAAATAAGAAACTTATTAAGTGAATTACCTGTTGAATTTGAAAATTTTAAAAAGGCAAATAAAGGTAAATATGTGGTTATAGATGAGCTTCTAAATAAATTTGATAAAAATTTTAAGTTAATAACTTTAAATAACAGAAAAAAATCAAGTTCTTTTGAAGAAAAGTTTACAGATTCTTGGAGAGATTTAATTACAGATCATCCTGAATTTGCAGAAAATTTAATTAAATATTCATTTTTAACTTCAGGTTTTCAAATGAATACTAATCAGTTTTTTACATATATTCCCCATGAGTATTTATTACAAAATAACATAAATCAATTTATTGTTAATTTTTCTAGACAGGATCAATTCGATTTCCTTGATAAATTTTACTTAAATAACACTGATAATTATAAATATGTACCTAAAGTATTTGATTCTGAAATTCAATCTGAAGATTTAACATCAGGTTTCACTTTAAAACAATCTGATAAAAGTGAAACAGGTAAAGCTCGTTATTACGTATCGAGAGATGCTGGTGGAGGTATTTATAAACTAGAAGGGTATGATTCATTTAATAGAGCAATTTATACAAGAATTAAAGCATTAGGTCAAAAACGTAAAGGTAGTACAATTGTTGAATATGGTGATCAATTTACAAAATCAAATCTTGAAACTAGTCCTGAATATATCACAAGATTAAAAAATTCAGTAGTTACTGAACGTGATAAATATAATCCTAATTTTACTTTAGATAAAATTGCAGATAGAGAAGAAGATGATTCAACTAACGGATTAACTATAGAAGAACCTACTCAACCATCTACTAGTATTTCTGAGTTTGATATAGCTGATAAATTATCACCTATAGAACAAAACTTTAAAGATGGTACAGGTGGTAGAAAAATGCAACCACAGTTTAAAGGTAAATCTACTATGGATCTTATTATATCAGGAGATAGAACTAGAACTACTAGAGCTAAAACTGATATACAAAGAATGACTAAAGATTATGGTTTATCTAAAATATCAGATCTTGTTGGTAAAGTTATAAGAATGACTGATAATACAGGAAGACAAGTATATACTATGATTACTAATGTAGTTCCATTTACACAAGAATATCAAGATGCTACGTGGCAAAATGAAGGTTGGGAAAAGTCTGTAACAGATAAACATGTAAATGATTATCCTTATGCAATTGAATTTAAAGTTGTAGATAAACCTACTCAACCATCTACTACTCAGGTAGAATCAGTTACGACTGAATTAACTCCAGGACAATATGTTAAATATAATGGTGAAACATACATTATTGTAAAACAGAATGCAAATGGAACATTTCAGATTTTAAATCCTACTTTAGAAGGTCCTTTATCTAAAATATCAGTTTCAAAAGAAAAACTTCAAGCAATCGGTAAAGAGGCAAAATTGGTTACCTATAAAGGTGTAGAATATTTAGTTACACCTAATAATACAATTATATCTACAGTTACCAATAAGGCGATGAATTGGACTGAAAATGATGGTAATAGACGTGCTATTTTAGAATTAGCTAATAACAATATCAAATCGTCCGATAAAATTGAAATTCCAACTGTTGAAAAAACTGTAGTTAGTAAACTTCAAGAAGTTACGATTTTTAAACCTGCAAATAAAGAGCAAGAGGTTGCAATTGAAGCTATTAAGGATTTTATTGAAAATGGTAATCCTAAAGAGATATTTACTTTAGAAGGTAAAGCTGGTACTGGTAAAACAACGTTAGTTCAAGAGGCATTAGCAGATTCTGTAGAAAAAGGTAAAAATATTCACATTGCGGCATTGTCACATAAAGCAAAATTAGTTTTAGCTCAAAAATTAGAACAAAGATTTCCTAAAAAAATAAGTAGTAGTAGTATTGCTGGTTTATTAGGAATGAAAATGAATGAGGAAACTGGTGAGTTTGAAACAGGATTTAGTGAGTTTGAAAGACCTGTAGAATCTGCAGATATTATTGTTATCGATGAAGCATCAATGGTAAATGAAGAAGCATTATCTTTAATTATGAGTGAAAAAAGATATGGTACTAAAGTTATATTTCTAGGTGATAGAGGTCAATTACCTCCTATTAGAAAATTATCGAGTGATGAAATAAGTACAGTATTTGAATCTTCAAACAAAGCAAGTTTAGTTGAACGTGTAAGACAAGGTGAAGAATCTCCAATATTACCATTTGCTGATTATTTTTGGGATAATTCAGAATCTGATAAACCTAAAGCGAATCCTATTCCTGAAGGTCAAATAAAAGATTCTTTAACAAGTAAAGGTAATTTAGTATTTGTAAATAATTTATTTGATGTGTTTGAGGATGTTGTAAGTAGTTTTAAACAGGGTATAGATTCTGGAAACTTCAACATAATTAAAATTGTAACATATAAAAATGCTACTAGGCAAAATTATAATAAGCAAATTAGAAAATCAATATTTGGAGAAGATGTACCTCAATTTGTGGTAAAAGATCAAATTATGTTTCAAAATAATTACATGTCACAAGGTGTTGAATTTTCTAACAGTGATGAATTTTCAATTGAAGCCGTAATAACTTCTGAAAAAAATGGATATAAGGTATTCGATATAGGTGTTAAAGTAGATCCTACTAAAGATATAATTACTTATTTTTCAGTATTAGCTGAAGAAGATAAGTCTAAATTTAACGAAGAAGTGGCTAGATTATTTGAAGTGGCTAAAAAAATGGCACCTGGACAACTTAGGAAAATGGCATATAAAAGTGCATGGGCACTTAAAGCTACATTTGCGGAAATAGATTACTCTTATGCAATAACATCACATAAATCACAAGGTTCAACATACGATAATGTTATTGTTGATTTAAAAGATATTTATTCTGTAGGTGCAACCACAAACGCATCTAAATCTCGTAGTGCTTATACAGGTTTAACAAGAGCTAAAAATACAGCAATTATTATAACAAGTAAGGCTGAAACTAATAGTGACAATGTTAAAAAAGCTTTAAACACAATACCTCAAACAACTTTAACTAAAGAAGAGCAGACAAAGGCTGAAGAATTAAAAAAATATTGTAACCCAAGTTAATTATGGAAAATAATAAGAAAAAATTATTAAACGATAAAGTTATTAAAACTTTAAATTACAGAATACAACAAGAAGAATATTCTTCAAGAATTTACGAACAATTATCATTATGGTTAAACAATAAAGGATATTTAAATTTTGCAGAGTTGTTTAAGAAATATTCAGAAGAAGAATTAGTACATGCTAAATTTTCTAAAGATTTTCTATTAGATTATGGTATTACACCTTGTCTTGAAGCGTTACCTTCTCCTGAAATGGAAATAGAGTCATTATTAGACGTTTTAGAAGCAGCTTATGAACATGAGCTATTAGTTACTCAACAATGTGAAGAACTTGCCTCTATGGCTTTAAAAGAAGGTAATCACGTGTTATATCAATTAGCATTAAAGTACTGTGCTGAACAACAAGAAGAGATTGGTAAAGTTATTACAAATTTAGATATTTATAAACTAAGTACTGACATGTTGGTTATTGACCATTATGTAGGTGAAAAACTGTTAGGATAATATGGTGTGTCCAAATAAAAGATTAAAGGCTTGGAAAGATTTAGTTAAAGTTGTAGGGGAAGATAAAGCTTATCTTTTATGGGATACCCATGAAGGAAATGTCCCACAACAATATTACAATGAACAAAGTATTAATGAATCTGCTACTTTGGTAGCAGGTTCTAATATTTCTGAAGAAAATTTATTTCAATCTACTGTAGATTTTAATGATTTAATTGGAAATACCAACGAATCTATTTTTACAGATGGTTTTGAAAATAAATCAATTGATTCTGATTTAGGTAAAATAACTGATATTTTATTTAATGGTAATGTTGGTAATTTAAGAGTTGAACATATTTTAAATAATATTATAGAAAATGTACCTGATATTACAGAACATACTGCTGAAATTATTAACAGGTCTAAAAAACTTTTAACTCGTGCAAATGTTAAAGTTGAATTAGTTAAAGATTCAGAAATGGTGTCTAATAATACTGTAATGCAGTATGAAGCTAATACAAATACTATTCAAATATCTTTAGATAGAATAAACCAATTTGATTCTAAAACTGTAGTTGTTGGATTTTTACACGAAATTGTACATAGTTTAACGGTACAGGCATTAGCTAAAGATCCATCTAAAAGAACATTTTCAGAACAAGAATTAGTTGATGTTGTTGAAAACTTTTTAAAAAAATATAAAGACAGTAAATTAACTGAAGAATACGGTTTTAAAGATAGGTTTGAATTTGTTGCAGAATTTTACGCAAATCCTGAATTTAGAGATGCTGTTAAAGCTGAATCAGATATTTGGTGGAAAAAAATAGTTGATGCTATTAGGAGATTATTTGATGTTGCTAAAAATCCTGAATACACTAAATTATTTGACACTATTATTAAATATGTAGAAAATGATAATGTTGATTTAGAACATATTGAAAATTTAGATATAATATTTAGAAAAGAAGCAGAATATAAAAAACCTGAATTTGTTACATTTCAAGATAAATTAGATCGATTAAGTGGTAAAGCTATTGATAATATTGCACAAGCTAGAGCTCGTACAGCAGCTTCTAAGAAAGCTAAATCTAAGAAGGATCAAAAGACTCATCTAAAGAATATTGATGACTTAATTGAGGAAATGGATAAGCTTAGTGAGATTAATAAATTACAAGTAATTGCTCAATATACAAATACATTAGCTAAAACGATTTATCAAATAGATAATGGTATGAAACGTCTTTATACTAAAACTAAAGATTTTAGAAAAGAGGATTTACTTCCATTATTACAGAGTTATGAAGAGTACTTATTAGCTTACGATTTAACGAATGAAATTAATGAACTTCTTGCTGCTTCTCGTAGAGAACTTAAAGTATTATCTGAAGAAGATCAAAAGTCATTAGATGAGATACGTAAAACACTTTCTTATGCTATAAGTAGACGTGATGAGCTTGTTAAAGAATTTGTTGATTTAAAAAGAGAACAAGCGGTTAAGGTTTTTGCTAAACCTGAATATAATACCCAAGTTGAAACTGATTTTAGAAATAGATTATACAAGGAATATGCACAATTAAATATTCAAGGTGAATCGCGTGATCAGTATGTATCACGAATGTTAGCTACAAGAGATAAAGATGAATATGAAAAAGCATTAGTTGCTTCTGCTGAAAAAATGATTAACAATCCTTCTTTAGATATAAGTTCTTTTAAAGCAAAATTTTCGGATCATTTAAATATTAGTAGTAAACTTATTCAAATTATAACCAATATTACAAGTGCAGTAAGAGAAAAAATTACATCACAGTATAAGGATTATGATTTAATGTTAAATGACCTGTTTAAAGATTTGGTAAAAGAAAAAGGTAATAAAAAACCTTCTGAGGCATTTAAGAATATATATGAGCAAGATAAAGACGGTAATTATTTCTTTAAAGGTGTGTATAGCATTAAATTTAGAGATATTTATTTAGAAGAATACATTCCATTAAAACAAGCGTTATCTGAAATTACTGAAAAATTAAAATTGCAGGGATTAACTAAAAAAGAATATCTTACAAATGATGAATATAAACAAGCTGATGCAAATGCAAAAGCTTGGATGAAAAAACATACACTTAAAGATCACAATGACCCTACAGGTAAAGCTTGGTATCCTAGACCTATTTATAAGAATGCTGAGGTTACAGGTATGGATAAACAAGTTTTAAAAGAAGCAATCGCTTTAGCTAAACTCGGACATAAAGAATTTAAAGGTAAAAGGTCGTTAATTAGAAAAACAGGTAATGTCCAATTTTATAAGTTTCCAGCTATTACAAAATCTAATTTTGAAAGAGCTGTTGAAATGGATGCAAAAGGTATTGTTAAAGATATAAAAGCTGATTTAACTGAAATTAGACCTGATGATATAGGATATGGTGAACCTGTATCTAAAACAGGTGAATCTTTAAAAAGTATTAAAGTGCATTTTAGAGGTGAATTGAGTCCAGACCAACAATCTTTAGATGTTCTTTCAATACTTCGTAAAGAATATTTAAATGTTATTAGTTATAAAGAAAAGTCAAAAGAAGAGGCTTCTATCTTATTAGTTGCTGATATTTCTAAAAATAAAGAATATCTACAAATATCTAAAAAAACAGGATTACCATTATTAAATGCTTTTAATAAAAATGAACCTATTGAAACAATGTCAGGTGAATTTACAAATGAGTATTTGAAAATTAAAGGTATTATTGAAAGAACGGTATATGATACATTTCACGAACATGGTGGTAATTTTAGTGGTGTAGATATAAATAAAATTACAAGTTATGTCAATGGTATGACAGCTACAATCGCGATGTCTTTTGATATCGCATCAGGTACAGCAAACGTACTTAATGGTTTTACACAATTATTTATTGAATCCGTAGGTGGTGATGTATTTAGTACAAAATCATTACTAAAAGCAGAGGCTAAATATACTTCAGATATGCCTAATATTTTACGTGATTTAAGTAGCCCTGTAAAAACTTCATTTACAAATCAATTATTAGAAATGTATGATGTTTTTGGTGGGTTTGACCCTGCAACTCAAGAGTTTATTAGAAATAGTGTTGCTAAAAAATTAGCATCTAGACAAACATTAAATGGTTTGAATGAGATGGGTGAACATGCTATGAACTCTGTAGTAACAATGAGTGTATTAGATGGTCTTAAAGTAATGAATGCTGAACATAAATATATTGACAAAGATGGTAAAATTGTAGATTCTGAAAATGAAGCAGCATCGTTACTTGATATGCTTATATTTAATGACAAAGGTAAGTTGGTAATGAGTGATAGTGTTAAATTTACTAAACAAAATTTAACTGTCGATTATCATAAGGGTGGTAAAGTTCACGTTAACTTATTAATCAAAAATAAAATATTTGATGTATTTGGTGTATATGATAACAACTTTAAAAATGAATTTTCAAAAACTGTATTAGGTAAACTTACGATGATGTTTAAAAACTTTTTCCTAAGTGCTGCACAATATAGATTTACAGGTATTCAAACATCTTTAAAAAGTAAAGAAGATTTAACTGATGATGATTTAAATTATAACACAGCTAAAAAAGAATATACTGAAGGTACTTATGTCACGTTAATTCGATATTTTAAAGAAGCTGTCATACCTGCGTTAAAAAATCTTGAATTAATGTATGTTAAAGAGGTATATAGTGGACTATCTGATCATGAAAAAGCAAACCTTAAAAAAGTAACGGTTGAAATAATGTTAACGTCTATTATTATACCTGCAATAGGTGCATTGATTGCATCGGCTGCAGGACCAGATGATGATGAAACATGGTTTATGGTTTATCAATTACGAAGACTTGAATCAGAATTATCTCAATTTAGAAACCCAATTGAGGCAGGTAAGATTATTACAAATCCTATTGCTGCAGTAAGATTACTTCAACATGGTTTAAGTTTTGCGTATGAAGTTGCAACACCTTTGGATTTTGCACCAGATAAAGGTGATCATTTCTTTTCATATTTAAATGAAGATTCTAAACATCAAAACATTTTACTTAAAAAAGGTAAAAAAATAGTTCCAATTTGGTCAAAAATGGATCGTGATTATAAACAACTTTATTCACTTATTAATAAGTAAAAGTCAAAAAAAAAGGGGTAGTCTACTTAATTGTAGCTACCCCTTTTTTCATTTTATTTAATTTGTATCTTTAATTCGTCAACAATCATCCATTGACAATCATTAGAATTAAGATTTACTTCTTCAGATTCTATAAAATCTTCACCATTTTCCCATATATTAATATCATAATCATAAACAAATACATCAGATGTTCTAAAATCTAAAATTATAATTTTTTTCATAGTTTAAATGCGTTAATAGTGTGTTTAAATGGATTACCTTCTATATTCTTAACAAGTTCTAACATTTCTGTTACTATATCCCTAGTTTCTTTTTGTGTGTCTTCTTTTAAACGAAGATTACACATGTGAAAAAATGCCAATAAACTACCAGTCCATATAAACTCAGTTTCTAAAGATAAAGGTAACACAGAACGAGCTTGTTCTTTTGATATACCTAAATCAAGCAAGTCTATGTACGCTTTTTTACACCACTCTATAACTTTAGATTGTATTTGCTTAGCGTGTTCATTATCAGCACCGTTTAAATTTTCTCCTGAACCTTGCTTACTACTTTTTGACTGTAATCTAAATTGTTCAATCTTATAGTAACTATCTGAGAAATCCACATAACGACCTGATATACTATTTACAGAAATACCTACTTGATGTTTATGCAATTGTCTTTCTACATATATAGGACATTTAATCCTAAATTGTAGTTGGGGATGTCTAAATGGACTTGTGTGTTTGTGATTTACTAAATAGTTAATTAATTTAGCATTTTGTTCTTCTTCATAGTTAGAAGACTCTTTTCCGTAGCTAACACGAGCTACATTTGAAACCATTTCATCACTTCCATAATGTGATAACAGTTCTACTGTATTATTCATTTAAATATTTTTTAGTTAATAACCAGTCTATCTCTTCAATATTCCAAATTTTACATTCAGTATCAATACTTGTAACATATCTTAAAGTACACAATAATTGACCAAATCGCATATCTGGATATTTTAACCATTCTTCTTTTACATGCTTGTAGTGTTTTAAAAATTTACGATATAACACTTCATCATCTGTAAATTCTAAAAATATAGATTTCCGTCTAAATAATATTAGACATTTTGGTATTCTTTCAATATCTCTCATTAAAAAGGTAGTTTTTGATTTTCAATCTTATCTATTATAGATGCTTTCTCTAAAATTAAATAGTTAATTGCGTCACCATATTTTTCATTAAGTAAATCTATAGAAGGTAATTTACCATTCTTAACATCATTTCTAATATCTTGTATTGAAATAATATGTTTTAAAGCCATACCGTAGATTATTTCTTCTCTACTTGATACATTATTAGACATTGCAACCCCTACATCAAAATTATGTAAAGGGTTGTTATTTCTACGATATTCTTTAGCTTTAATACTTAACACTTCTTTAATACTATCACAAATATTATCTACTTCGTGGTCAAATCTTTTTTCTGTCATTTATTTAAATTATTTTTATTATTATGTACTTCTTTTTCCATAATTTTATAAAAGGCTTCAATTTTGTCAATTTCATTTTGACAATTATCACAATATAATTTATCTACTTTTTTACCAGTAGCTATAATTGTACGACATCTGTTACAAATTGTAGCTCCATTACCATTGTTAAATTTATATATTGGTGTCATATTTCTAATATATTACCGTTACTTGTTAATTTTCCAAATTTACCATCAGTAACTACACTACCATTACTAAAAATAGTTGGATAATTTGATAATTTTAACGTACCTGCATTTATAATATCTTCAGTATTATGAATATGACCAAAGCATACTAATTTAGGTTTAATTCTACCCAATATGTGCGTTTTAAGTGCATTACAACCACAATATTCTAAAACACCTTCTCTACTATAGGATAAATCTAATATTCCTTTAGGAGGTCCGTGAACGACAAATATGTCAACATCATCGTCCACTTTCTCCCAAACTTTATTAATCTTACTACGGTCTTTCATGAAAGCCCAGTTACCAAATTGTGGTGTATGTGGTGAACCAAATATTTTAATCCCCTCAATAGTCACATAATCATTTTCTAAATAAATAATATTGTAAGCTTCAAAATCTTTTTTAGTTATTAAACCTTTTTCAATACTGGTATCATGATTACCTGCAACATATATTTTATGTTTAATTGGTAATGATTTAAACCAGTGAATAAAATCTCTTACTTCAGGTTCATTAGTGTAGGGATCTCGTGGATTACTACAATCACCAGAGTGTATAATAACATCACAGGATTCGTCTATTTTTATTAATGTGTGATAAGAGTGTGTATCACTGATGTGATGTATTTTCATTTTTAACTTTTTTATAAATTAATATTATTATTAAAATTAAAACAATTCCTGACAGAATTCTATTTTCTATCGGGAGAGCTTCAACACATGATGGGTGATTAGGACGGGTTGTACACCAACATTCTGTTTTTGGAAGACAAGGAGGTTTCATAATTACATTAAGTTTAATTTATTAACATATTCATCTATTCCAAAATTATGAATTTGACTAGAAGTTTTTATATTTAATTCATCATAATTAATTTTATGAAATTCAACTTTATTAAGATTGTTGTAAAATCTTAAAATTGGAGATTTCATAAAATTATCATCATCAATAAAACACTTATGTTTTTTAATCATATTCACCACATCTTCATCATTGACTGATTCATTATCAACATTGAAAAAGCATCTAATAATCAATGTGTAAACACTAATTAGTGCTGTAGTTTTATTCCAATATGCAGGAACTTTAAAAATTAACACATCTTCATCTACTGTAATTAATGTTTTGTTTTTTAAATTTAACACGTCTTCAATTTTATTTATAAATAATTGTAAATTGACATAATTACTTATTAAAATTTCAGAAGCTTTACTTTTAGGTGTCCAGTTAGTATCACTTTTAAAATTTAAAGTATTTACTCCTAAATAAAAGTATTGTTTACGATTAAAACAATTTAAAAGTTTATGATTATAACCATAAACACTACCTATTTCTTTTTTAGTATGTTCAACATAACTAAAATCATTTAAATAATCTCTACATGCTGTAAAAGGTAAATATGTTTCGTAGTTAGATTTAATTTTATTTAAAATTGTAAAACCTATACCAAAACTTCTACCTTCATTTAATTTACTCCTTTTTTGTAATTCTTTAATTTTTTTCATTTTCTACATATTTTTTAATACATTCGTCAACATCTTTACAATACACAAATGTAAAGTCTGTTAAATTTTCAATCATTTTTGAAAACCACACTTCTTCTTGTGTGTCTTTAGTTAATAATATAAACGCACTACCTACTTTATCTTTATTTTTACGCATTCGACCTAATCTTTGAATAATATCCTTTTCAGAACTATAATAAGACATCAATACACAATTATCTAAGTTCTTTAAATTGGCTCCCTGAAGAAGCTTTTTAAATGAACCGATAGTATTTATCTTACCACTATCAAAGTTAGCTCTAATGGCTTTATTTTGATCCTCAGAGTATCTTGATGATACTGTATTACTTGTTATTTTTAATAATGAATCTAAACTATTACCAAACACGATTGTTTGACCTTTAAGATATGTTAATAGTTTAGTAACTGTTCCTATTTTAGATGGTAAATTAAATAGTAAACTACTTCGTTTAGTAGATGTAACTCTAATCTTTAAAGACTTTAGTTCTTGGTCTTCAATAAACCAAGATTTCTTATGTTCTCTATCCCAATAATCGTAAGCACTTTTTTCTGTTTGAAAGAATTTCTTTTTAGCACTTCCTGCTTCAATAGTTTTATTTACAGCATCTAATTCTTGATAGATTACATAAATATTTAATTCTCTACCAATACCATCTTTTTTAGCTTGTTCTAACGTGTATGTAAAACATACAGGTGCAATATTATCTAATAACTCACCTTTTGTAAACGTATTAAAACCTTCTTGATAAGATGTAGTTCTATTTATTGTTGCAGATAATCCTACAATTGCGTCATAATGATTATTTAAAAAGAATTTACTATATTCAGGAGATAATGCAAAATGCAATTCATCCGCAATTACTAATCCAAAATCATAATTTTCTAACTTATAAACACCTTGATATGTTTTAAATTTTAAATTATAGTCTTTAAATACGTCCTTATTAAACAGTTCTTTATATAGTGTAATATCATCTAACAAATCCTTTTCTCGCTCAATAGTTTCTGCTAAAAATAAATGTAATTTACCGTCTTTTTTAGGCATTGTGTAGAGACAGTGCAATGCTGCGATGGTTTTACCTGTACCTGTAGCGAGTTCTAATGTACCTTTTTTATTATTGTTAAGCCATGCAGTTACGCTTTGCTCTTGAATATCATTTCTTGTCATTTATTTTATATAAATCCCTCTTACAGTCGATCTTAATGGGTATTTCAGGGTTTCTGAGAGGGATTAATTTAACTTACTACAAACCCTTTTTCAGTTATAATTTATTTAAACTTATCCTTCACACATTACACATTCAGAATATAAATCTCTTTGTTGTGCAGAATCTGCTCTCAAATTAGATTCACTTCTAAAATAATAAAGTGATTTTAAACCAACTTCCCATGCTCTATAATGTACTAAATTAATAAATTTAGCGGGAGCATCTTGTGAAAATGCTAAATTTATAGATTGTCCTTGATCTAAATATTGTTGTCTAAGACCCGCTTGATTTACCAATTCTAATTGGTTAATTTCCTTAAATGTTCTGAAAACTTCTTTTTCTTCATCTGATAAACATCGTACATTTACCACAGAACCTTTATCTTCAATGATTTGGTCCCATACTTCAGGAATATTACGTTCTTTACGTTCAAGTAATTTTACTAATTCAGGATTTCTTCTAATATGTAAACCTTTAGCATCGTCATCAACATAAATGTTTGCTGCGATTGGTTCTACACCTTGTGATAAACCACCTGCAAGTTTTGATGAGCTTCTGTTAGGTGCAATTGCAAGTAGTGTAAGATTTCTTTTACCTGTACCTTTACACCATTCTGGTTCTCCATATATTTCAGCTAATTCTTTAGATGCTTCCTCAGCTTGACTACGAATCTGACCAAATATTTTATTAGTTTGACCATTTGCATATATCGAAATAAAAGGAATATTTTTAGATTGTAAATATGTATGATAACCTAATGTCCCTAAACCTAATGCTCTACTTTTAATTGCAAATCTTGTAGCATCTTCAATACCTTTAATATGTTGTGATTTTTGAATAAATTCTTCAATTACAGCATCTAGAAAATAAGTTGCTAATTTTACAGTGTTTGTATCTTTCCATTCATCAAATTTGTATAAATTTAACGAACTTAAACAACATACTAATGTGTGTTCACCGTCTGTTGGTAAAAATATTTCACTGCAAAGATTTGAATGTTTAATTTTTAAATTGTTTCTTTGCCAATTTTCAGGTAAATTACGATTTGCATTGTCAATAAACATCACATAAGGTTCACCTGTTTTAACACGTTTTTTAAGTGTGTCAGTCCATAATTTACGTTCACGACCATCTGATGCTTTTACAGCACGCATAAAGTTATCTGTAACTACTGCACCTTGATGAATATTATGACATTGTCTATTAATATCACCTTTAGGTTCTCTAATTTCAAGAAAATCAGGATATTCTTTATGCTCAATGTCTAAATACATTGCTACAGCACCACGTCTTAATTTACCTTGTTTCGATGATATAATTGTACTATCGTAAGATTTCATAAATGGTATAATACCATCAGATGTACCTAATTCACCATTTTTAATAGGTGTACCGATAGGTCGGACAGCACTAAAATCATATGCTGTACCTCCACCATGTTTAGATAACATACGCATTTCCAATTCTTTACGTCCAATATCGTACATATCGTCAGGAACAACCCCACTAAAACATGAAATTGGTAATCCTTTATTTGTACCAAAACTAGACATTACAGGTGTTGAAGGTATTAACCAACCATTCCAAAATATAGTAAAGAAATCCTCATATAATGCATCGTTATTTAAAAAATGACATGCTGTTTTAGCTAGTCTTTCATACGCGATACGAGGTGTTTCATTTTTTTGAAGATAACCTCCTTTTATAGTTGTTAAATATAAATCATTATTACCCCATTCAGGATAATCTTTTCCTACATTCCATCCTAATTCTTTAGCTATCTTATGTTCTTCAATCATATATTATTTGTTTAATTAAAATAAATCATCATTCCAATCCTCATTGGGTTTTGCATAACCTGTTTCCCTATTAGCAAAAAAGTCTGTTTGCTGTTCACCTGAAATCATAATATAAAACCAACTCATCCTGTCTAATAACTCTTTATCTACAGCATATTTAGGTTTTAAATTTAATTCTACAAGCTTTCTATTAGCTCTATCATACATAAAATTCTTCAATTCGTCTTTAGTTATTGTATCTAAATCACCCATTTCAAAAATCTTATTAATGTATGAGAACTCGTTACGAATTGCTAATTCTACACCTTCATATAAATCAGCACGTAATTTATCTGTCCATAATTCAGGATTTTCTTCAATAACCGTTCTAAATAATTTACATCCTGCTTCAGAGTGTAATGACTCATCACGACACGAAAAAATCATTTGCTGACCTATTCCTGTTAAACGGTTAGATCTTCTAAATGATAGTAATACTGCAAACGAACTAAATAATTGAACACCTTCAGCACACGCACTAAATAGAGCAATGCTTTTTACAATTTCAGATAAATCTGTAGTATTAGGGTTTATAGACATTAAAACTTTAAGTTTATTCATTATAGTTTCATCTTCGAGAAACGCTTCAAAATCATCTAAACCTAATGTATCATTTAAATAACTATATGCTGTAGCATGAATATCTTCCCATGAACCAAAACCTTTAGACATCATTTTAATTTCAGGTATGGGGAACCATTTTGGAACATACGATGACCAATAATCACCTACTTCACATTCCGTTTGAGTAAACCCTTTAAGAATATTACCAATAACGTTTTTTTCATTTTCGTTAAGATTTTCATTCCAATCTTTAACATCTTGTTGCATGTTAATTTCTGTATGTAACCAATGTGCATTTTGCTGTGCAAACCAATAATCATAAGCCCACTGATATTCAAAAGGTTTAAAAGCTATTCTTTTTTTATTTATCATAAATATTTATTAGTTAGTACTACCGTATCCACCCTGACCTCGTTCAGTATTTGATAATTCTTCAACTTCTTCAAATATAACACTTGGATAAGGTATTATTATTAGTTGTGCAAATCTATCACCGACGTTGTACACATCTGTATTAGGGATAGCTTTAAATCTAGCTTTAATAGAGCCTCTATATCCAGAATCTATAACTCCTACAGAATTACTCATTATTAAACCTTTATCAGATATACTACTTCTCGGATAAAGTAATCCTACATATCCTTCAGGTATTTCAATTGCTAAACCTGAATCGTATTCAATATAACCATAAGTTTTATGATCTTCAATACTTACAGATATTGCTGTCAAATCTAATCCTGCATCTCCAGGTTTTGCATATTTAGGTATAACACTATTAAAATGTAACCTTTTTATTTTTACATTAATCATTGTACATTAATTGTTTCGTTTTTAATGTCAATTGCATCACCTAATTCTGAATTGTCATCAAGTTTAACCTTCAATTTCTTTTCAAGATCTTCTTTTAGACGTTTATCCTTATATAATATTTTTTTAACACTTAATACAAAGTTAACACCTACATGATTTTTACCATATATTTCTGTCCAAAAAGATAAAATTTGTTGTTTAGCATCTTCTTTAAATTCTGAATATCTACCGTCAATAAAGGATCTGTATTCATGTAAATATTCTTTAGGGAATTTGAATATGTATAACACTTGATTGTTAGGTAGATCTATTGATTTTTGAAACAATTCATTATTTATTAAACGATGCTCATACGCTGTAAATTCAGGATTTTTAAATTCAAAATCATGTGTTATAAAAAAACAATCAATGTAATCATCACCGTCATTTATTAAATATGTATTATCAACATTATCAAAAAACTTTTTTTCAATACCTATTAAAGGTGCAATTAGTGGTAAGAGATATGTCTTACTCTTATTATATTTAGGTTTACTCATTAACATCTATAAAATCATCATTTAAATTTAAACTTCCTTTATTTTCATATATTTCTTGAGCATAATCAAATTGATTTGTTTTCCAATGAAAATATATTTTTTCAATATTCTCATTTAGACCTACATATTTAAAACCTGATCTCGTTTTAAAACCATTTATAGCTGCATCATACCATTTATCAGTTAATGTATATATAAACGGAATGTTTTCAGATTTACCTAAGTAAATATATTTAAACGGTAATAATGTGTAATTTTTTAATTTAAATTGTTCACATATTTGATTAAATGCTAGTGTATATACTGCTCCTTGATAATAGTATCTATAATCAATGAAACTTTTCATAAAACTTTCACCTTTACCTGAACCCGTTTTTAAATCGTAAAATTGTACGGTTTTATCGGTGTGATTAATTGTTAACTTATCAATATACCCTCTAAATACAAAATACATATACTTATTTTCAAAATATACCTGATAATGATTTTCTAAATCATTGTTAAATATATCTTTAGAATGACTATGTGTAAGTAATGTATCTACAGCTAATTCCGCAGACGCATATTCTGAAGTTGTTACTACTAACTTATCTTTAATACTTAATTTTGTTTTAACATATTCCCAAAATTCAGGTTTATCAAAGTTTGCAATTAATTTTACTTCATCTTTAACATTACTCCAAAATGTGTTATTTTTTACAATTTTTAAGACGGTTGTTAAATCTGGTGTACTATCATAATTCTCAATAATTATGTCGGCTAATTGACCTAACATTGCTGACGGTTTATTACCATTAAACAATGCATATTTATCATTAAACAATGTTGAACCCGTCATTCTATCTGTTAAAATATCATCAACTAATGAACCATGTTTAATACCTTCGTTTTCTACAAACGATCTTCTAATTAAAGCTTGAGGTCCATTTCTATCAAAATCAGACACTCTTGTGTAACTTAACTGTAAGTCTATTTTTTCAGTATCACTAAGTAGTGAATCTAACTTACTTTCTATCTCCATTTATTAGTTTATTTTAATATACACACCAGATTTTTCTTTATCTATTGTGTAAGCGTGATTGTTAATTTTTAAAGGATATGGTAAAAGATATCTCATGTTGTCATCTTCAATAATATTGTGTGCAACCATTAAATCTTGTATAATTTGTGTTGCATTATTAAAGTCAAAATCTCTTTTACTATCTCTTACAAAATGAAAACCTACATCAAAAGGTTCCTTTTTACCTTTCATAGCTTTTTCAAATTGAGGTCTTAGTTTTTCAAACTCATTAGGTCTTGTAGCATAACCTTTTACTGTCTTTTTACTAGAAGAGTATTGTTGAATGCCAAGTAATCTTAAATATTTAGTAACAGTTGTTGATGCAAAAATACCTCTTGAGGTTTTTATTTTACTATTTTTTAACGATGGTACGTTATATGGTATAAAAATTAAATTTTCATATTCATTCATTTATTTATTAGGTTAAAACTACACCCTGAAAACAAGGTGTAGTTGATTTAATACAAAATTTTTATATAAAAGGGTTAGATAAATAATCCGAAATGAGATCTTCTACACTTGTTGTAGTTGAAATTTCAGATATTTTACTATACCAGTCAAAATAACTATGATTACCATAGTCTTCCTCATCAAATAATACACCTTTTAATTTTGAAAAATGGCAAGTATTCTCTTGTCTAGTTAAAATATAGTTGACCAGTCTATCATATATTGAGTATCTGTAAGATATATTATTTCTATTACAGTAATCTTTAATAATATACATTAAGCGATTTTGATTCTCACTACAATTTAATGCATTACCTTCTAGAATATTTTTAGTGTTTATTTTAGCATAATCTACAAGTATTGTACTTAATAATAAAAACATTGAAATTTTAGACATATCATATGTTGGAGTATGAATTCTAAATTCAATTGTAGTTTTATTACCAAAAATTAAAGGTATTAAATTATGTATGAAATAACGATGTTTTATATTCCACTTTTGATTACCACTTGGATCATTTGGGTGATGAGTAACATTATTTAAATCGTTATTAAAATCATAAAATGAAACACCTCCTGACAAATAACTAAATAAAACATTAAAGTTATAATCAATATTTTTAGAAGTTATTACAGGATCCATTTTTGAAATTAAAGAATATGTAGGATAAGGTTTACTATAATTCTTATTTTTAATATTAAAATTATATTTTTTATATAACGGAAATAATTCAAAAATGTCGTCTTGTATAAAAGTTGTTAATTTAAAAAATGCTAAAATAAATTCTTTTGTTCTAGGTACATTTCCAATATGCATATGAAGAGCACAGCTATTATCAAATTCAGTTCTTTCTTTTAGAGCTTTTGTTGTATCAAATAGTGTCTGCACCCCTTTTACACCTTGTAATGGAATTGTTACATATTCAATACCTGAAATACTACCGTCACGTAAAGGAATTAATCCTAATTTATCTGTAATTCTTTGAGGTATGTAACCTTTAATTGTTTCAAATTCAAGTCCAAAAGTGTAATCTTTTAAAGCTTTTCCAACCTCATTAGAGCCATGTAATACTTCAAATTCATATTTTGAGTTATATCTCTGAATGTGTGAAATGTGAAAATAAAGACCCGATGATAATTCTTCACGATATTTTTTATTTTGAATTAAAATGTTTTCATTCATCGCAGGTATCACGATTCCGTGTTTATTTTCAAAATACATAACGTGATTTGATCTCTGGAACCAACCTATTTTGTCATTTTCAATTAAACCTGAGAGTAAATTTGCATTTTTAAGAGTGTATTTCTTAAATGTATTACAATATACAATATTACCTTTTTCAACACGGTAATACTTATCATTAATTTTATAACAATCCCCTGAATTTTCAATTTCAGGATCTCCGATTTTATAATATTTACCTTCAAAAATTCTTGTTTTAGAAATAGGTAGAGACTCACCACTTACAGTTGTTACTATTTTTTCAATCATTGTTTAATTATATTTTTAAAAAGTTATTCATTTGGTGTAAAGAATCATCAAGAAAATCAATTATATGTCCTGCTACATAATTATCTTTATATTTTTCTAATTTACTTTTAAGTTTTTGAAAATCTGAAAAACTTTCAGCTAAGTCTTCATCTGCAAGATTTAAAACTAATTCAGAAATTGATTCTTCTTCATCAATTAAAGTATTTAATATGTCTTCATCAGAATCAGGTTCTACTACAACTTTCATAAATGAAGGATTATCCCAAGCATCTAATTTTGCTAATTCAGCATCTATAACTTTATCAATTTCAGAAACTTCTTCAACAGGAAGTTCTTTTGAAAGATATGTATTTACAGAAGAACTTACAAGATTACCTAAACTTATAACATATTTCTTTTCGGAACCTAATGGACAAATTTGACCACTAAAAGGTTTTCCATTAAATAATATATTTTGATGTTTCACATCACAAACATCTTTATCTAAATCAATTACAGGGTGTGTTGATAAGCTTGATAAAGTGTGAAAATCTAAATACTTTCTATTTTTACCTAAATATCTAGTATATGCAATATTATAATCAATCGAAGTTCTTAAATTAACACCTTCTACAAAATAAAATAAACTTGGATTTAGGCAGTTTTCACTTTTAAATGGTATAAATTGATTTTTAAGATTTGGATTAACTGCTTCAAACGCACCATTAATAAATACTTTATCAATATGAAAATAAAAACGTTCCGTTGCCTCTTTAATATTAGATTCTAAATAATGAAAACCATAACCAGGTATCCATGTATAAATACCTGTAATAGGTAAACCTTTTTTTAAATATCTTAATTTATTAAAATATACCTTGTTATCATAACTACCAAGTGATTGTAAAGTGGTTTCGTTATAAATATTAGAAGTTACAACCTTACTTTCAATAACAGAGTTAGAAGGACTTATAGTTTTTGTAGATTCATTACTTTTGTAACCATAATCGTAGTCCCAATCTTCATATCCATAATTATGTCCTGAATAGTTTCTTCCTGAATATTGTTTATTATAATTTGTAGAATAATCTTCTTTTTGATACGCTTTTTTACGACTAACTTTAATTTTTTTAGCGTTTTTAAAATCTCCATCTGTAATAACATATACTGTATTACTGTCTATCGCTTTAATTTTAGTATCATCATCACTAATTGTTTTCAATGCTGATTCTAATGAAGACACGTACATACTATTATCATTTTCAAGATATACAAATAATGGACGTTCTTCTACCATTTTTGAATCATTATCTGAAGATAAACTTTTTGAAGCACCTTTCCATAAATAACCTACATTGGGTGTATCTGTGTCTGTCCAAAATAAAGCAGCACCTCCAATATATTCACTCAAAACTTTAAAATTATTTGAACGATATAATATTTCCAATAATAATTCAGAATCAATTTTAGTTCTAACTGAATCTACAATATTATTTTGATAAGTTGTTAATTTATAATCTGCAGTTAATTCAACATTGTATTTTTTAGCTAATTCTGTATGATTTGAAAGTGTTCCATTATGACAACCTATAAATTTAAAACCTGAATTAACATTATTTACATCAAACCCAAAAGGATGGGCATTATAAGAATTTACCGCACCTACACTTGATTGGCGAGTGTGTCCAATTACAATAGGGTATTCAAAAGGTTTAATATTATTTTCAACTATAAAATCATAATATAATTTATTTTTATCTAAACCTATATAAATTTCTCCATCATAAGATACACCACAAGAACTTTTACCTCGTTCTACATTATATATACCTAATTTGTCAAATTTATCTTTATTAAAATCTTTAGGATCTTTTCCTAAATAACCAAATATTCCACACATAATTTATTTTTTTAATTTGTTAAAATGTAACTATCTTTTTCAATTTGTCTAAGTAGTAGTTTTGCTAGTTTTCTATCATTGTTATCAATTGCTTCCACTACTTGAGCTGAATATTTATCAATATAGTGGGTATGCTTACCGTCTAATACGTGTTCTACAGCTTTTATTGTTTGATCAAATACCCATTTAATCAATGTGTTGTCGTGTATCCAAAAATTAGATAATTGACGACATTCTAATCCAAAAAGTTTAGGTCTAAAAGAACCAGCTTTACCATATAGTTCTCTTCTTCGTTCATCGTTATCCAATAATAATGAAGGTAATGTTACAAAAATATCAAACATTTTTACAATATTGACAGTTTTTTCAAATTCAGGATCTGGATAACCTATATGAATATGTCCGCCCACACATCTCAAATTAGTATTTGTATCAGGTTTAGGGTTTATCATTTCCGTATATACGTTGTAATCAGGTTCACAACCAAATAATTGTGCTTGTTCAGATTGCAAATGTATAGGGTTTATTTCATCTGAAGCTTTTGTAGATAGTTCAAATCCGTGTGAATTTGCAATGACTTCAAGATATTCTTTAACATAATTAATGTTTTCAATATATTCATCTGCAGTACTACAAGGAGGAATGTTAAATTCAAATGCAATATTATCGGTTTGAATGAAATGACCCTTATCTGTAATTGGATAAGGATCATCTTTAGTTCCAGGAATTAATCCTACTGCAGATACAATTTCAGTATCATTTTCAATAAATACTTCAGGGTCACTACCTAATTTAATGTCGTATTTCATATTTTTAATAATGTTTAAGTTATAGTAATTTTGAGTTTAAAAGTTTATCGTTAATTAAATTTAAAGTCATTTTGACTGTAGCATGTTCTTCACTCATCCATTCAGGATGACCTTGTATTGCCAAAGCTCTTGAATTAGGATACATTACAATTTCAGGTTCTACAAAGTTAGAAGGTAATTGAATTTCTTCATTATCCCCATTCAAATAAGTATCACTATTAAAATATGTTGAATGATAAAGAATTTCATAAAATTCACTTTTAAGTTTAAAAGGGTACATCATTTGATGATGATCTCCTGACATTGTATATTCTTCAGCTCTACCATTAGATTTTGAAATTGTATGTGTGCAATTTCTATGTCCTGTTGTATGTTGGATTAACGCACCACCTTCCATCACTGTTAACAATTGAGCACCTCTACAAATTCCTAAAAAGGGAACCATTCCTCTAAAGTTAAGATATACAGTTCCTTCAACTAAATCTCGTTGTGTATCACAATTTGTGTATTTACCCTTTTTTTCTTCATATTTTCGAGGTTCTACATCTGCACCTCCTGTAAAAACGATTAGTGAAGGAGTATTTTCATAATCTACATCTGTTGTAAAATTTAAAACTTCAACATCAAACATTACGTTTAGGTAGTTGACACAGGATTTATCTGTGATACCATCCGCAAACATTATTTTTAATTTTTGTTTATTACTTTCCATTTTTAATTGCTTTTTTAATTATTAATTTTGGTAACATTTCAATATATTTTTGAGCACATATTGAAATATCTTCATTTTCTAAATTACCCATAGAACTTGCACTATTACATTCTAAAAGTATGTAATCTTGATATTCTCTAGGTTCACCTTTTTTAGTATAGGGTGTTTGTACTTTAACATCAAATGATAAAATATCAGCACCTATACTAATCAGAGCGTTTACACAGTCATTAACAATATCATCCCAGCTATTTGGTTTATGGAAAGATTCATTTTCCTCTAAAAACCATACGCAGATATCGTCATGTCGTCGCCATTTTTCATTTTCAGGAACATTTTCCTTCAATGCTTTTCTACAGGTATAGAAGCAACCATCTTCTGTTACATGCAATCTAAATTCATGACCATAGTTTACAAATTTTTCAAAGATATAATTACTAAGATTTTTACCTTCCATCCAAGATTCTAATTCTTCTTGAGATTTAATTAAAGTATTACCTTTACCTTTAGAACCATAATGAGCTTTAGCTACAATAGGAAAAGGTAAGTTTTCAATTTCTACACGAGAGCTTTCAATATTTACAAAAAAATTTTGAGCATATATAAACATTTCTGCAGTTTTAACACCTGCTTCAGTAAACTTCTGTTTCATTAGAAGCTTATTTGCAGATATTTTAACTGCTTGAATGGTATTAATTTCAATACGATTACCTCCATTATCAATAGTATCTTCTACCTCTGTAGATGATCCAAATCTTATTACCGATTTATATGGTAGCAAATTAAATTTTTTAAATTTAGATCTGAATATATCATGACTTGGATGTCTTGATAAAATCATAGGTCTAAATAATGTAAACTTACTTTTACGACGTGTCATTAATTTGTTCATTATAAAGTTAATAAGTGATTAATTAATTTGATAGCAAATTCATCGTGAATTTCTTCTGGATGATATTGTACAGTGTGTGCAGGGTAATAAGGATAATATGAAAGAGCTTCAACTTCTCGATCTTTTTCATGTACAGCTAAAACTGTAGCCGTGGTCGGTACTCTATCAACTGTTTGATGATGAATACTATTAATTTTAAATTTTGTAGGTATTTCATTTAAAAATTTAAAATCTTCAATTTTTCTATTTATTAATGACACTTCATGTACTAATTTTCCACGATCAGAATCATTTGTTTCGTGATACATATCTTGAACGAGTGTACCTCCAAAGTGAACTGCTAGAGATTGATGACCTCTACATATTCCAAATATTGGAATACCATCTAAAATATATTTAGGTAATAATACACGATCAAATCGCTCTCTAAAAGGACACGATTTACCCATATATAATGAAAGTTCATCACTTTCTTTTAAATATCTTGAAGGGTCCACATCTGGTCCTCCAGGTAATACTAATAAATCTAAATCTTTACGAGTTTCCATTTCATTATGGACAATCATTGTAACATAGCCAAATTGACTAAAAAAGTTTAAGTATGCTTCAGGTATTCCATATCCTCCAGCTACAGGGTATGCTACAATTCCAATATTTTTTAATGATTTCATGTTTATTTATTTTAATAGGTTAAATGTTTTGTTTCGTGATAATCTTTCCAATCTCCAGATTCTACAATCTTTTGTAAATTTAAATTTTCTAATACATCGTTGTATAGATATACATAAATTTCACCATAAGGTGAATCAATTTTACGACGATTATAATGATTTGTTGCAGAATTAAAAGAGTAATACCCTTCTAGACAATCTAATTTTTCTAAAGTATTTTCTGTAACTTCATAAACTTCAACGCTTATAGAAGTGTTACCTTTATTAATAATTGCAGGGTATGATCCTAAATCATACATTGAAAATTCAGGTAACGTTTGAAACGTACCCACTAATTTAGAATTACCTAATATTTTATGATTTGATAGTCCTTCACGAAGACTACCATACACCCCTACTAATATAGGGGAATTTGTTTGTTTGTTATTGTGCATATTTATGTTAATTTAATTAGAATGGTAACATCATTTCCGTTAATAATATTCTAGATGCTTCTTTTATAGATGTGTTTTTAATTAGGTCACTAAAATCTTTAGATTTATATTTATCATCAATATAAATATCTATTAATCCAAATTCTGTAGCTAACTTGTCACCAAATTGTCTACCCCAATTTATTTCTTTGTCAAAATCGTTATCATAAAAAGAATAAATGTCAATAAATCTTTCATTTAATTGTTCAAACACATGTCTTTTTGGTAATACATTTTCACATTGTAAGGCTACAGCAGGTATTTTAGCATTTTCATAAATAGCCATTACATCTTTTAAAGATTTAGTAATGATTAAATCAGTACCTTTATCAGGTAATTGTGACCACCCTTGCCAAATAGTATTGTTGTGACTATTTAACCATTTGTATGAACTATTATGTGGTTGATAAATTTTATAAGTTTCAACACTATCCTTATATTCAATAAACACATACGCGTATTTATCTGCAGTAATTATCTTACCGTTTATAAAGAAATGTGAAATTGGTTGTACATTAAATTTTTCTAATGTGGTTCGAGATATACCAAATTGTTGCCAAAATAATATATCGTGAGTTAACCAATTACGACTTTTTTTCAATAACTCAAATGTTGTAGCATTAGCTAAAAATTCATCACGATTGATACTTTTAATACTATTAGTAGGAGACTTTACAATTTGTTTAACTATAAAGTCATTTTCCATATCAAAATCAATTGCGATTTTACTTAACGCTTCAAAATAAGTCATATTAAATTTCATTTGTACAAATTTAATACAATCACCTGAACCTAATACGAAATCTTTAAAACATATTTCACCACTCTGACCTTTAAAGAATCCAAATGAAGGATTTCTTTCATTTCTTAATGGTGAATAAATCAACCGACCTGGTATAATTTCTTCATCAATATACTTTTGAAATATTTCAATATCTGTTACATATTTTAATAAATCTTGTTTAGTAATCATTTGTTTATTCAGATTTATCATAATTTTAAGTGCTATTATTCATATTTACAGTATTTAATTTCTTTTTCTCTAACTTCTTCTTTGTACCGTACCAATTAATCTTTTAAGTTCTGCTTCTTAACAATTTCAATCAACTTGACCAAACAAGCAAGTTCTGCTTCTTCGTAGGTATAAAAATCACCTTTTGAAATATTTGATTGATGTAAACCATTTATATGATATGCAGATATATTTCCACCATAACTATATTCTGTCATTATACAAGAAAATATTTTATACTTCTCTCTAAACCATTTAAATGCTTGTGAAAATGTTGGTGCTGAACAATTTAATAATAGTTCTTTTTCTTGTTTACTGTCATGCCAAAAAACAAACTCACCATTCTCATAATAACCAAAACAAGGTTCATCAAAACCCAATTCTTTCAACTCCAACGCAATCTCGTAAGGTACAACTTCTTTTTCCATATTACTGTTGTTTTATTATTACTTTATTTATTGAACTGCAAGTAGGACAAGTTGAATCACCACAGATAGATAAAAGAGTATTTTTATTTGAAATTTTAATCTTCCCTTTATTTTTACAATTTACCACTACCATAAACTTCTTTTCTTTATCCATTAGTTCTTTTTACATTTATTACATTCAACATAGTGCATTATAATATAACCATGGTCTCCATTACTCTCTAAGTAATCATGTCCATCAGAACATTTAATTACTTGCCAACTCCAAGTATCTGCTTTACTATAACTAGGAAATGTTATTTCTTTTGATGGTTCAGATTCAGAAATTGTTACTCTTTTTTCTACACAACTTACTATAGTTAGTAACATTGTAAACATTAAAATTTTTTTCACAATCCTTTTTCTTTTTTATAGATTTCTAATAGTTCTTTTGATGTGTATTCATCAAATATAATATCTTCATTATATCTAATTACTAACCATTCTGCAAATTTAATGGCAAAATTATCGCATATTTCTATACAATCATTTGTGTCAAATTTTAAAAAATGAGGTTTAGAATTTTTTAATACTTTTTCAAACTTAATTATAGGAGCGTGTAGGCTGGCATCTACAAGCACCGAAACGTTAGGCGTAATTTTTACCACACCTACTACATTTTGAAACTTTTGGCATTCTGCCATCATTAGGTATAAATCCAAATTCGTCTATACAATCTTGCATTTTACAAGTGAATTGATGCCAACCTATTTTGCAAAGTAATCTACCAATAAAACTACGCCTAACATCAGGTTGCTTCAATGGCTTGGTTACGTTTTCTTTTGACATATTTTCGTTTATTTAAAGTTTTTAATTCTAATTAAGTTTATCGGTTAAAGTCGCCACTAAAGCAACCTGCGTACCGTTATAAGATAGCCACACAATCACGTAGATAATGAGAATTGCAATTATTTACACCTTCTAATTCTGAAATACAATACCCTTTTTCGTCTGAAAAATAAGCAGACAACTGACCATCGTCAAAAGATAAAAAACCTATTTTCCCATCAGGCATTTTTAACTTTGTTGTTTCAAAAAATATTTCAATTCCGTTTTTATCTAATTCTTTTGTTGATATTCCATACATAATTGATTTTCTCATAATAATTCTAATTTAAAGCCATCATATAACAAGTGTTTGCCATCAGTGGCAGGCTTGGGTTTTATTTAATTTTAATTCGGAAATATCTAAACTTCCTTTGTATTTGTTGACTTTGTTGTTTTATTTTGTCCCCGACATCAATGTCGGGGACATTTAAGTTGTAAATATTACATCATTTTCTCAATTATAGCTTCTATTCTGCCTTTCATTCCGTGACCTGTAACTTTAAGTACTTCGTGAACTTTCCAAAGTTCGTCTATAATTTCGTTTCTAATTTTATTAATTTCATGCAAATTTTCAGTTGCTAATGCTTCTGAAAGGTTCTCAATTTTTTTAGTTTCTGTTTTCATATTAGTTTTTGTTTCGTGAATTTCTCCGTTTTTTATGTAGTACTTAGGAATATTGTGAGTTGGTATCAATCTTCCTTGCCATTTTTTAGGGAATATACACATATTAAAAGTATTTAGTTTTGTGCATTGATTTGTAGGCTACTTCGTTATCGTAAATGCTGCTATATCTATTTTACCTGTATTACCAAGTTCATATTCTTTTAAAAATTCTTCTGCTGTTGGTATTGTGTTTAAATTTTCCATAACTTCTATTTGTTTTAAATTAATATTTAGTGGTCAGAATGGGACTCGAACCCATGTAACAGTCTTCCATGCAGTGTCTGTACCTTGCCACTCAGTCACCTGACCATTTTCTTCATGTGAGGACACTTATTTATTAGCACCTTTCTCTTATTAAAATACCTTGTTTACTGCTCAGTGTGGTATCAACTGTAATAACTAATAAGAGTTAAGGTCACGTAGTTAATTCGCAGAAAGTTTCTAATGTTTCAGTTCTACCTTATAACTACTTGCTGAGACTCATTTGTGTTGTGTGGAACCATTCATTATCCACCTTAACTCGCATATTCCTTTCTCAAGGGAACAACACATCTAGGATTTCTCCATTACTACCAGAATTGACTTGTTACAGCCTATCTTCATAATACCCTGTAATTCAGGATTAGTATCTTTATGTAAATTTAAAAGTTTTGCTTTTATTAAACTACCGACCCACTAAGTAGACCCACTAAGTAGACCAGGTGAGATTAGAACTCACTTTTTTTAAATTTACAAACCATCAATGTTTAGGGTATATTTTAACTATTTTACATTTTTTACAAACGGTAAAGTACTCCCATTTACTTTTTATTTTTAAATATTAATTTTGCTGAGATATACATCCCAAATATAAAAATTCCTATTCCTAACCATGCGTCGATATGGTTAAAACTCCAGATTGACGTAAATATCAAAAATACTGTTGTTAATGTAATTTTTGTAAATTTATTTACCATAATTTATTTATTATTAAAAACCAACACATCCATCAAGATTGGGATAAGTTAGAAGTTTTACGTTCAATATTAGTAGGAATTATTGAGCACTGCTCCACCATACTTTTCACTTATCTTACTCAATAAACATAACACTTCTTGTAGCGTTAGTGATAGTGAGCTACAGCATTTTATCTCACAGAGCTGTTATCACTTTGTCTACCTTTCTATGTGTTGGTTTATTTTTTATCTTACTGTCTTAACAAATGGTAAACCACTACCACCAGCATAGGTTGATGGTAAAACACCATTCCAACGGTTAATTGTTTTTTCTTGTAACACTTCTGGTGTTAAACCTCTAGAACGAATAATAGATTGTTCTGTTTTTAAAATTTCCAATTCATTCTTTTTCTTTTGTTCTGAAATTAATTGGTCCAATACTGAAATATTTGTATTTACTTCATTACGATTATCAATTTTTTCTTTAACTTTCTTAGAGAAATCTAAATTTAAACTGAAACTGATTAATTCTAAACCAGATTTTTCAAATTCTTTTTTAACAATATCTTGTACATATTGTTCAAATTTTAACGAACCTCCATTCGCCATTAATTGTTCTGTTGTGTAACTTCTAGAAGCCTCTTTAATTACATCATAAATTCTTGGTTCTAGTACGTTATCTTGCAAAGCGGACATAAAATTATCTCCAGAACCTAATCTAGAATTTTGAAATACAACGTCTACTACCCTAGTTTCAATAACTTTAAACGAATATAAAGGTTTTGATGTAAATGCTGTATTATCAGCAGCCTTGATATTTAAAATTCGTTCAGTTCCTTCATCAGTTGTATACTGTCCTCTCTGTTCCCACGCTGGTACTTGGAATAATTCAGTTCCAGGAGCAATCGTAACAACCTTACCTTGTTGTTTAGAATAATCTGATTTACCATTCTTACCATAATTTTCCATCAACACCCCATAATAATTAGGGGCAACCCTTGTTGTACATGAAGTTAACAACACAAAAACCAACATAACACTTAATAATTTTTTCATTTTTTTTTCATTTTTTTTTTATTTTAATTTTTTTATTAATAATTTTGCTGAGATATATAAACCTAACACAAAAACACCTATCCCAACCCAAGCGTCAACGTGATTAAAAATCCAAACAGTTCCGTAAAGGTATAAAAACGATACAATTACAACTTTAAATACTTTTTCCATTTTTTTATTATAATTAATAATTAATAAAATAAATAACACATCCATCAAGATTGGGATACAGCATTTAAGTTAGAGTTTTAAGAAGGATATTACTCCTTACACCATTGCTTTTATCATACTCAACAAAACATAACACTTCTTGATAGTGTTTATAATACGCTAAAATGGATCTTGATACTTGATTCGCCCTTTAGCTTCGAGTATCCTATATTATATTGTCTGTTTTTCTATGTGTTGGTTTATTTTAATTTATTCTACCATGCTGAAGCTTCAGATGATGTACTAGAGGTTGATTGTGTAGGTGCATCAGCAACTAATCTTTCCATCATATCTCCATTTTTACGATTTAATTTTGATGGTGAAGTCTCTGCAGATTCTACAAAATCAAAATATCTTAATCCGATATATTGAGATGGTTTTTGAATAGTACCATAGGTAACAAATACATTTAAAGATTTACCTTCTGAATTATCTTTAATAAGCTTAAATAAGCTATCTAAAGCTTCTTTAGAAGTAGACACTTCAGGAAATACAAAATCTTTAGCAACTACAGCTTTAGCTGCAGATAATACTCTACCTACTGTCCAACGTTCAAGGTCTGCATTTCTTTTAGCGTCATACATTTCATTATTTTTATGATAGTAAAAACCTTGATTTACAAGACCACCATTTACATCTTTAAAAATAAGTTTGTAATCAGGTACATTATCTGCGTCACCTGGTTGTTTTTTCTCAACCGACATTGTTACATTCTCTACTTTACCTGCTACACCATTGTTGAAAATTACAACACTACTTTCGAAACTTGAATCATTTAAATTGAAACTCATATTAATTATTATTTATTGATTATTAAAATTATTTTTTGTTAAAAACTGTTTCTATTTTTAGAAAATACCCTTCTTGGAAACAGTCAAAGCAAGACGCCAACCTACGATTTGGAGATTTAGTGGCACTAAGTTGTGACTTATCTGTCTTCGATCCTTTGTACTTCAGGCTTATTCTTTTACAAAAATCTTATCCCAATGAGATGTGAATTTACCAGTTTCATCAGATTCTAGTACCACGATTTCTCTATTTTTAAGATGCTCAGGTCGAGCACCTACAGTTAAAGATTCTGCAGGTTTAAAGTTGGCAATTGTTTTATTATCTTTTCTATAAAGATATGCAATGGCATCAGATTGTGAACATACAATAGATGACAGTTTACCCGCTAAATCTAAACCTCTTGCTGTCATTTCTTTACCTTCATGCTCAATGATTTTATCTTTAGTATGTCCTGCAATAATCAATGTATCACATAATTGTTCTAATTCATTAAGAATGATTAAAACTGCCTCCCTGAGGGGTCCGTAGCCAGCGCCATTTGCAAGCGTTCTAACATCTGTACCTTTGAAGTTTTTACCCATTGGTGTATCTAAATACAGTTTTAATGCTAAATCTGTAGCATAGTTTTCTTCTAATGCTGAAATAGTATCAATAGTGATGTATTTATATGTGTGACTTTTATTTGATGTGTTAGATTCTTTTAATTTGTCAATAACCATCTTTAAAGCTGCAATAGGTTTTACATTTTCTTTACGAGCAATGTCTAACACATTGATTTTTAAACCTGATACAAACCCTGAACCATCTTCTAAATCTAAAATTAGATTATTTTCAAGACGGCTCAAACTTTCTGTTTTACCACATTTAGGTTGTGAAAATAATATTAACCTTTTAGGGTTAACTCTTGTAGGTTTTGTAACCTTACTTGGTAATTCTACCATATTATACGTTTCTTATATTGTTAATAAATTGTTTAACTTTACTTATTCCCTGACTATCATCAGGAAGTGGTAATTCTTTAAAATAATTGACAGCTCCGTCAAAATACAAAGGACATATTGCACCAGCACCGCCTTCACGACCACCTAATATTTCTAAAAATCTGATATTATCTTTAAAGAAAGTTATATCATATCCATAATAGTCAGGTATTTCGTGTCTAAACGGACTAAATAATCCTAAAATTACGTTTGCATCTCTAGCTGTTAATTTATTATCGGCAAGACCGTCTAATGTAGGTTTAAGTTTGTTAAACTTTTTGTTTTCAATTGATTCTTGAGCCGCGCTCTGCTGTTGAATTACTACAGGTATATAATTAAATCTATTTCTTAATTTAATTAAATAATCTGACGATAATACAGACATACTTTCATGTAATGATAATTGTACACCGTTACGTTTTTCACTTGATATCAATGAAATGTGATCAACTATAATCATAACATATTCATCAGGATCGTTTGGTTCATAATAATCATTTACTTCTGTAAGCTTACCTTCTATTTCAATCGTACGTTTGTGTAATTTACCATTCGCTAATGCATAATCTCTTACAAGATTAAACATTCCAAAACCATGACGTATGTCATCAATAAATTCAACAATTTCTTCTATTTTATCAAAATAAACTTCATATTTTGCAATAATGTCTAATATTCCTTGAGATAAAACGTTATCTGCTTTTGTACTTTTAAGGTCTTTTGGGCTGATTCGTAACCCTTCTTTAACATATAAAATGTTTGCAAATGCGGATAACATCTTTTCTTCTTTAGACATTTCTAATGTAAAATAGAAGATTTTTAATCTAATATCTAGTTTATTATCTATTATTTGTTGTATTGTATTATACAAAAATAACCAATCCGCAATTTGTGTTTTCTTTTGAAATTATACAAACCATGTAGTTTCATCATGACCCATTAACGTTAAAATGTCTTTTAATGAACGTTCACCATTACCTTTTTCTTCAAATTTTGATTTACTATTATTAAAATCAACTAAGTATATATAATATTCTGAAGTGTTATTACCAGACTCATACATTACCCATTTTTGTACATCTGGACAAAATAAAAATCTTAAATGCATTTTATTACATATGGATAAAGGTTTTGTTAACTTTTCAATTTGTGAAGCAATATGTTTTTTTGAAGCATGTGGGTAATAGGTTTTTACAACTGTTAACAATTCATCAAAACTTCTTCTTTTTTTACCACATTGTGAATTTGTACAATGTACATCGTGATAGGTTTCACAAAAAGTATAATTGTAACTGTGTTGACCCTCATCATAACATCTTTTTAAAAAAGAAACAATTTTTTCTCTGGGGTGTTTTTCAACGTTTACATATAATTTCATACTATAATTTAATAATTAATTTAACTTGTTTTATTTATTTAATTTTGGTAGTCGTGGTTATAAAATTAATATTTTATATTTATAGCCTGGACTATCTCTTCATCCACGTAGGATGCTGGACGCTAATAATGTATTACATAACACGCTTGTTAAACCATTTAGTCTCTACACCTTCCTTATAAGATCGTATAAGGCTTGGCACGGTATTGTCATCTTTCAATGAGTTTCACCGTTTTCATCCAGTTTTCATCTAAATATTACTATTTAGCGGAGCAAAACATACCCACTTTACTATTTGCCGAGATAAGGTAATACTTACCTTGTTCTATACCTGGTGATTCTTTCTCAAATCTTGGAAAACCCCATGGTATGCAGTTAATTTTACCTGATAATAATCTATCTCTACGTTCAGTAATAGATTTAAATACTCTATTATAAAGGCTTTTTGGTTTATTTAATAAATCCATACATTATTTAAGTTGTGAGGTCCATCCCTCTGATTTTGTTTCAATCTCATCAATAAAAGCACTTAATTTTGAAGATTCACCGTGAGCATCTTTTTTATAAATAAAATAATCTGCCGCCTGTAAATAAGTGTAATTATTTAATGATTTAATATAAATGTCTGCCGCTTTTAAGATTTGTTCTCGACTGTATGACGGATTTTCACGCATCCATTTTAACATCTTATCTGTACAAGCACCAACACTACCCATACTACCAGGTTTCAAACCTTTCCATTTATTTCTAAATGTTTCTACAAAATCATTTAAATCTGTATTTAAAAGTCTTTCAGATTTTTTTACAACTCTTTTATTTGAAATACTCCCTACTCGATCTATAGATACAAAATCTATAAATAACTTACCTTTTTCTCTAAGTACTACTTCATCTTTATTGTTTTGATTAATTTTAATAAATTGTTTTTTTTCTAATGATTCTAAATGATCAAACGAGTTTTCACGAATTACACTGTCATTTAAATATAACAATGTTGTAAATTCATCAAGACTTAAATCTTGCTCGTTTAATAATTTAAAATCTAATACGAACGCGTGGTTCTTCATAGGCTTATTCTTTATCTATTTTACATATTACACAACCACTAATAATTAAAAACAATATTAAAAATATTGCAAACATAATATTATGATTATTCATCTAAACCTTCGTCTTCATTTAATGAAAATACAAAATCTTCAGCTAACTCTATAGTAACGTGACCTGCACCTTTACAAAGATTACATGTTGTTTTTTCTAATTTTTTATTATTTTCAGAAGGTTCAAGTGTTTCACCAACACCCATACATTTAGGACATACAATTAAGTTTGACATACTTTTAAATTATTAGTTTTTAATTTTTGATAATTGGTTTTTATTCTATTTATATCTAAATAGTCACTAATTGCATGAATACTTAATTCCATATCCAAATCTTGTTGAATATATTCTGCAATTAGTAATGGGTTACTTGTTTGATAATGATTCATTACCAAGTCAACAGCTAAGGCTTGTTCACTATATTTGTGATACGACATAATTAAAAAAGTGACAGTTGATTAAAATTATTTACTTCGTCTATTATTTCTTGTGTTTTACGAATATAATATGAATAATTTATTTGATATTCGTCAAATGGTTTTTCTTTATACTCGTTAAAGATTTCAACACCTTCTCCCACATTAACATGTTGCATTGTACCCATACCATGCTTTTGTTTGAATAAATATGGTTTATTCTTGCTGAAATAATACCTATTAAGTTGTTGCTGAATTTCGTTATTCCAATATACCACATAGTCTTTACTTATTTTATTAGATTTACAATAGTCATAGATGTGTAGGTTGTGTTTATCAGGATTTGATATATATTCATTAGGGGGTATCCCTCTAATATAATATTCATTCAATGCCTTAGATATAATTAATTCATTACATGAATCACCTAATGGTATTTCTCTTTTATTGTCCTCATTAAAAGGTAATTTGAAAAAACCTTTACGTTTTATTTTACCACCACCTGTTTCACAAATATAATTATTGACATTTTTATAAATGATTTTATTATAATTCTCATGTTCAAATTCAAGATTAAATTTTCGAGCTGTAATATCTAAAATATCTTGATATTGTTTTAACATATGCATAGGTACTAACACTTCAATTCCGTCAGTATTTGCAGAGACAACTTGCCATTTGTTAATAATACAAATTTCAATACATTTAGTTAAAAATATTTGACCTATTAATCGTAATCTCATTGCACCTTCAGGATAATATAACCAGCTATGGGAATTATCCAATAAACCTGATGTTGAATTAAGAATAAGTTTAAGAAATGAATCTTTAGCTTTATTTTTATTACGTTTAGCCTCAATACGTTCTGTTTTTACTTGTCTGTATCGATCTAACACTTCAGGTTGTCTAATACATCCATAATTTAACATTATATTTGGATATAGTGCTTATATCCTTAATCCAGTATGTTTCCATCTGGCTGGACTATATCATTATTTAAAACTTTAACCCATTTAAAACCATACATTGATGGTTTTTCACCACTACAACACGCGTAAATATTATGTACTTTATAGGTGGGATTATCAATTATAATATCCTTTACCTTTTTCCATTCTTTTATTAGTGTTGTACCGTTTTTAGAATATTGTAAAATTGTGTATTTTGTGTGAATATCCGATACCTTTTTCTTCATTTGTTCTTTTATTTCTGGATTTTCTTTCCAAAATTTAGATGAAGATTTACTTATTTTAATTCTTTCTTCAGGATTTTCATATCTTTTTTTATGTGAAATACTCATTTTAATACGTGTATTTTCATGACAAATCATATTTGTAGAAGAATCTCTTCTCAAATTGTATCCTAATTTAGAATCTGTTGTTTTGTAAAAATCTATCCAAAACAATTCTTTTTCTTTAATTATTGATTCAAAATCTTTAATATTTTTATCAATAATTTCAAGTACAAAATATTCAAATTTTTCTTTTCCGTATTTCCACCACGCATTTATAAAATATTGATTTTCTCTTTTGGGGTCTTTAGCGTTAAGTCCTCCAATATGATTATATATTCGTTGTCTAATATTTATAGATTTTCCAATATATTTTTTATCCGTTTCAATATTTCTAATGCAGTAAATACCACAAAGACCCTCATGTAATTTATTTGTTTTCATATAAAATTTTATTTTATACAAAGATACATTATTTTGAGGTAATATCCTAATTAATTAGGGTAAATTTTACATAAATTTTATATTACTATAGCGTTTATGTGTTTTAAATACTTCCTGTTTAGTCTCTGAACCTTTATCCCATTAGGACACTTGGCTGCGGATTGACCAATCTTTATCTTTTTTACTATACTGAGGTAATTATTCTCACCACATAGTATGTTACCACCTATGTTTAGTAGATAAAGCTCTAAGGTTATTCCCGTCAATTTAAGAAGTTTTAATTGCGCCACTTTAACGCAATATCTGAGGTCATAATTTGTAAATCATTATCTGTATAATATTGTTCATTTTCATTAACAGAATGAAGACCTCCAATACCATATGTTAATCTAATATTTGTATTATTGTAATTAACTAAAAGTTCTTTACTGAATGTATCTTTACCATTTAATATTTCTAACCATAAATTTTGAAATATTGGTAATTTAAATTCAGGGTCAAAACCTTTTAAGATTTCATTTAAATACAATGTAGGTTTTTCATATCTTGTATTTCTGACTTCATTTATCTTTCTAGATGTTATCTTACAATAATCTGATAATAAAGCTTCTGATGCAATTTTTGGTGCATCCCAAGACCAACAATTTAAATTATACTCTTTAATAATATTACCTCTTAAACGAATTTCTCCCTCCATTTCTAAAGTTAATAATTCTAATATACCTAAGTCGTGGGTATAATTATAATATCTTAACTTAGGGAGATCTTCTAAAGATAATATAGAGTTTGGTTTAAATGGTAATTCTTGTACAACAGGATAACCTAATTGAATACCTAAAGATTTTAAACTTATCTTTTTAGAAATTCTTAACATTTTTGACCAATATGCAAACAAATCTATATCAATCCATTTAGATTTCATATATTTAATTTGTTTAACATCTTCGTCAAAAATGTCATCTATTATTTTATCTGAGAAATATTTTAATTCTAGACATATATTTGAATATCCTAAGTACTTCAAATTTTCATAATTTTTAACTAAATACTTGACAACCATGTTATCGTAATGTAATCCGTTAAAACTTATTAAAAATCCAGTATAACTTTTAAAAAATCCATATATTTTATCTATATCGTTTCTTTCTTCAGATATTTCATAAAATGTAATTTCTTTAGTGACGAAATCTTTTATACCAACACAGAAATAATTTTTGTAACATTCTATATCGTATAGTTTTTTATTCATCGTAGTGGTGTAATACTTCTTAAATCATATTTTATTAATTTAGCTTTTGAGAATTTCTCAATTAAATAACTTCTCACTTCTTTTTGAGTTTTAAAAGGTTTAACAAATTGTTTTTCGAACATATATAATTATTTAAAGGTTACTTAATAAATAATAGAGCTTAACATACTACTTATCCTACTCTATTTGGTAACACTGAGCTGTTACAGGGAAATCCGTGAGTTGTAAACCTCCGATTTCATGATAGTATATTTGTTTACACTCAACTATCCCATACTTTTAATAAAATAATAGTGTAGGTTGTTAATCTACATTTCCGTTAGGGTTTTACACTTAAACTAACTATTATTTCTCACCATTTACACGGATGGTTGTATTTTTGATTTAATTTGTATTTCCATATATAACTATATGATTATCTTATAATATTTTTTATTATTTCTTCAATTTCAGATCGTTGTTCAGTTGTAAATAATGGTTGTTTAATTTTAGACCATTGATTTAAACTTTGATTTAAAAATTCACCATACCAACCACTCAAGTTTCCTTGAATAATTTCAAAATCTAAAGAATTATTTTTAACTCTAAAAGATTTTATTTTACAATCTTTTTTACCCCAACCTTCATTTAAAGCTACAATATCACCAACTGTAAATATTTCACCGTCACTTAAACGTTTAATTGAATGTATTCTAGCATTATCACATTTTAACATAGCTTCAATATATCCACAACCATAATTAGAAACATCTGTTATTGTAGGCTTTATTGTACATAATCTAGCTAAAGATAATATTTCATACTCTTTTTCAATAACTTCTTCCCAAAATTCAGGATAATCACAACATTTTAAAAAGATAACACCATTACTAGTATAATTTTCAGTGGTAATGATATATCCTAATTTAGGGCTTCCTGGATAGGTTTTAATTAAAATGTATTTTTTCATTGTTATTTGTTTTAAATGTTATTATTTAATTCGTGGAGACGATATTTTAATATTATTTATTAATGTAAGTTCTACCACAAGAAATATCTCGAATTGTAGTGTATGGTAAATTATATTGAATTGCTAAATTTCTTAAATTTAACTTTTCATTATTTTTTCTACGAGTTTTAATAATATTGTAAATAGTTAAAGCTATTTCATTATTTATTAACATGTTTGGTGGTGTATTTCCTTTTTCAAATCTTTTACCTATTGGTACAATCATTCTGTTTTTATTATAACAATCTTTCATATTTTCACTTTGTGTACCTAAAAATAAATGATTAGGATTGACACATTTACGGTTATCACATTTATGACAAACATTTAATGTTTTATCTGTAATTATACCATACGTTAACTCATAAGATAATCTATGAGAACTATGTGTTTTTTCTTTTGTTTTAAACGCACCGTATCCATTTAATCTGCATGATGCAGTCCATTCCCAACAATCATCTTCTGATTTAATATTTACTTTATCCCAGAATTTTTTAATTTGTTGTTCATTCATAATTTATTAAATTTTAATTATTAGGGTGTTATTTCGTCTCCAAACATCATAGGATATACCCTGAGTTTGGAGACGGTGGGATTCGAACCCACGTCGATCAATGCGTTTGTTATATAATTTTATACAGCTTTTTGTAGTATTTAATCTTTAATGTCCCTTAAACACTACTAAATGTGGACAGCTATGGCAATGTTATACTCTAGCCAGTGTTGAGTTTGATTTGGGATTAGCGCACACGCGAATTCTAATTTACCAAATCATTTTAAACTATGCTGCCATTAATACTTCTTCTTTAGAAGAGTTAATCAATGAAAAAACTTTAGCCATATTGGCTTTTGCTTGATTTTTGCCGTTTAAAATATTCACCTTAGTTTACAGTTATCTCTCTGGCTGAATTATATAATTACTGACACAACCTCAAAGCCAGTCGTCCCCTTATTAATTGTTTAAAGTACAATCATAAACTTATTATTAGAAGGTGACACTTAATGTAATCACCTTCTATAATTTATTATCTTAATGAATCTAACAAGCTCAAACCAATATGTTGAGGTTTTAATTCAATGTCTGATATTTTAGCACTTGTTAGTTTTTTAGATTTGTCATCAAATCTATAATCATTCAATACAAAGTTCCAATATATATTCCACAGAAGATTCATTTCTGGTTTGGATATATAACCTGTTTTAAAGTATTTGTTATTGATTTTAGATAACGCATCTAATTGTACAAGTCTTAAATGTGGTTTCATTTCCACACATAAACATGCTTTTAACATAGATGTTACTTTTAATCCTCTGTATCCTTCTTTTTGTAAATTTGTTACTGTTTTCATTGTTTAATTGTTTATGTTTGAAAATTCAATGTAATTTTGACCTTCGTGTATTCTAAAATAGTTTTCAAATAATTGTAATGCTACTTTAGCACCATCTTTTTCTGAAATACATTCAAATACTTGGTATTCATAACCACCTTTTGTTTTACCCTTGACCACTTCACTTATTACATGATATCTGAACACTTCTGTATCAATATACATCGCGATAGTAGTTTGATTGTTTTCATTAAATACAACTGTCACATCGGTTTCTAATGATTTAGATTCGACGTTTTCAACACTTGTAAAATAACTTGTATATTTTCTTACAAATGTGGATTGTGCGTTTACAGTGATGCATACTAGCAACATTGTAATAGTAATTAGCTTTTTCATAATGTTGCTTTTATAATTAGTTTTAAATCATCTGGATCAGCATCTAGAATAGAAACCATTAGTTTATCTTCAGATTCTGAAGTTTCTAATATATTACTCAAAATTCTTATTTTATCATAAGATAATGTTTTACCTTCTGCAAATACATGAATCTTTTTTATTATTTTAGATAAATCTTTTTTTTCAAATATTGACAAATCAGTATTATCCGATTGCCATCTTCCGTTTGCTATTTTCATCGTGTTTGTGTAAAATGGTTATAATTATTGCGAATACTGTAGTTAGCAGTAATTATTCCAAAATACGCTCAACCAAATCTTCTGCTAATTCTTGTCCGTAAACTGAAAGCATATTTTCAGAAATAAATCTTTGCAATAGTTCAAGCATTTTTTTTGAGTTTGCAAATAATTTAGCATTTGCCATTACTTCTTCTTGTGATAATCCAAAAACGTGAGCAACATTATGCGTATTTACTTCTTTTGAAAATATAATTATTTGCATTAATTCGTCATTGTGTCCTAACAAATCAATTCCTAAATCTTCTTTAAAGTTTCCTTTTGTTCCTTTGAAATCCATCTCGTTTAGTATTATAACTACTGCTAACAACGGTTATACAATAGTTGGGTTAATTTATTAATTTAAAGTCTGTTTTGTGTCGGGATAATTTGTGTTTTCGAAAAAATTACGGATATATTATCCCAACCATCGTATAGCCGTCGAACGTTATTAGTGTTAGTGTTAAAAATAGTTTAATTTCGTACATTGTTTAGTTGTTTTTCCTGTTGTTAATAATCGCAATAATGAATAATACTGGTAATGATATTGGAGCTGTTAATAATAAAAATATTGATTCTGCAGCTTCTTCTTCTGTGATATGTTTATAGTTTATTGTTGATGTTATAAATGCACACATCGTAATATAACATATCCCCGCGTATAAAAGTAATAAAAGCATAATTATTTGTTTTAGTTGTTTAATTTATGATAATAATAATCTGATATCATATGTAAAATGTTTTACAATTGGTTGTAAATTTATTTCCACATTTACAGTTGTTTGTTCGTGTGATGTAGGTACATCCTGTGCAATAATAAATTCATATATTTCATGACTTGTACCACCAAGACCTGTTATCATACCATTTGAAATGTCTGTACGATAAAAATTATTTTCACCTTGTTTGTTGGTGTACATTAGATAAATTTTCTTTTTTAATTTTATCGCAATTTCTAATTCTTTTTTTACACCTGAAGGTAACATATTTATAGGTTGTATCCAATTATTTGTAACACCTGTAAAAATAAATATATCACAATTTTCAACACGACTTTCATTGTAAGGAAAACCTTGTCTCCACATATATGTAGAAATTAAATTATTTGTAGAATTATCTAATTTATATACACAATGATTATAAGATTTTTCCCTGTCAACCATTGCGACAGGGAAGCTGAAATAGACATTCATTACTTTTTATCTTTAAAGTACTTGTTATACGAATCTTGTTTGATTTTTAATTCTCTTTCAAGTAATTCTTTTTCGTATTCTAATTGAATTATTTGTTCAAATCTTTTTTGACATTCGGTCATTGTTAGAGCTTGTTGTCCTTGATTTAGATTTGTGTTTAAAGAGAAGTCTTTAGCTTCTAAAATCTGATCGTTTTTTCTTTCTACTTCTTCTTCAAGACCATCTAATAATGTTTTTTGAAGATTACGTTTAATACGTTTGAAAAAGTCTTCAGCTCTTTCTGATACAGATTGTGATCTCGATAAAATGTTTTTTGCTTCCATGATTATTTATTTGTTAAATTGTTTTTGTTTATAATTATAATTAAATGAATTAGTTAATATGTAATGAATAATAAATAAAATACATTATAAGATTTACTTAATAGTTATATCTTTCAAATGTTCTTGATATGGAATTTATGCAATTTATATCAACTCATAATGTATTTTAATTTTAATATAATCAGTCAACCCAGCATAACCTGTAATTGACTGACTAAAGTGTTGTTATTAATCCTCTGTTAAAGGATTATCATGAATACAATCTTCTGAATTGTATACCATGCATATTTCACAATAATAATCATTTTCCATAATTTTGTTATTTAGTTAGTTTAATAATAATGGTAATATATACATTGAATCTAATAGTGCACATATTGCAAAACAATATGTTTTTTGTAAAATAGACATCTTCTCGTCTAAAGCTGGTATTACACAGATTGTAATCATGATTTTGTTATTTAGTCAGTTAATAATTTGTTTTAAAAATAAACTCTACAAGGTTGCACCTTGAATTACACCAGATATAACTATACAGACTGTATTGTGTTACCAGCAATTGGATAGAGTTTTGTTAAACATATAACATCTCCAGGAGAAATACTACACTACTAGACTTAATCTAGGTTCAAAAGAGTGCTGATTATATGTTTTATTGTAAATAATTAGTATCTAAATACTATTTGTAGGATGAAATATGCAATAATACACACACCCAATGCAATCTGATTATTCTGTTTTGAAAGTAATTGTTTTAACATAATAGCTATATTTAATTATTGAATGATTAATTAATTGTGTGAGAGTAATGGTTGAAATGTTGTGTGGAGTTTTAACACAACATATACAACATCACTTTTATTGTGACAACATATAACTTATAAAGTGACAAACACTAATATTTTTTTGTGAGACGTTTTACATAGGTACGCTAAACATACGCAAACAAACTAACGTAATGTAAATAACATAACGATAAACGCAACCAAAATAACTCAATATATTACGTACTAAAAGTCAAAAAATATAAGGCACCCGAAGGTGCCTATATATCTATGCTTCAGCCTTAACAGTACTTGCTTTAGCAAGAATGTCTGTAAGACTACGTTTCTTCGCAACAACTGCTTTAGCAGGAGTGTACGATTTAGGCATAAGAACCTCTGTCTCAACACCCTCAATGTCAACAGTAACCATATGACATACAAGTGTTCCAGGAACACCTTTAGCTAAATCCTGCGCTTTGTCAATAGACATACGCATAGTAAGCTTATGGTTAGAAGCAGACTCGAAATCTTCATTCTTGAAGTCCTCTACAGATTGTTGAAAACCATATTCACTAACAGCTTTGAAGCTAACAATAGCAAATTCAGTACCGTCTTCCCAAACAAATGGTTCTCCGTCTCCGTCAGTATAACCAACGTGAGTTACTTCAATACCTTTATAAGGCACCATAGCTTGTTCAATTACAGGTTTAGATTCAATGATTCTTAACGCAATTTCTTGAGTAATTTCCATAATATAACAGCTTTACGTCCTGCCGACGTTGTTTGTATTGGAAGTGCTGAGTCATCGCTACATTCCAAGATTAGACATATTTTAGGTATCTCGTAGCAATAAGCCACGGGTATATCCCAAAATTTAAAAAGGGTCGGGGCATGATCTTGGGTTATCCCACACTCACATCAACAATAAAAATTTTCAAAAATTTTAAAAAAAAATATTTTTCAATTCATCCATTTTAAGACACTATTTATACCTCAGATAATAACTAATACCAGACATGCTATTACAGTGTCTTAAATCAAACAAAACACATCAAATTTTAGATGTTGCAAAGTTACGTAACATCGTTCAGGTTATATAATACAAAATATCCACCTAAACTAATTAACAAATCATTTTCTGCTAAGAAGAAAAGAAAGTAACCAAAGAAAAGAAGAATATATATAATATATTCTCCAATTGCGCGTACACGCGCGCGTATTTATATAGCTTTTATGTGTCAATAAAAAATATTTTAAAAATAACTGTTAAAAAATTAGGAATTGTCATTTATTTTTCGTATCTTTGTAATGTTATAAACAACACGACAAAAACACAACAGAGTCGGACCGAGAGGCATAAAGGTTTTGGCAGGGAGGTGTATTATAAAAGAGGAGGGTTACCTTTAGTAAAATAATTAAAAATAAATTTGCATATTTTAAAAATATTTCGTATATTTGTATAAAATAAAAATAACAACTTTATGACAAGACCTAAGTTTAATATTGGTGAAAAAGTGTATCATAATACACCAGACTCCGATGAAGCTATTGTAGTAGATATACTTTATTCACATCTACTAGATAAAACAACATACATTGTATCTACAGGATTTGGTGCTGAATTTGAATGTATGGAACACGAATTAACTGATGAAAAATTATTATTTTAAATAACATGGATAATGAAACAAATGGGGTTTGGTTTGAACCTACAATAATTTATAGTAACGATCAACCTGCAGGATTTAAAGAGTGGTCTAAAGGAATCATCTATAATAAATACAAAATCACATTACCAGATGGTACATCTATGAATGCTAAAATGTTCTTAGATCTACAACAAAGATTTGAATCAGGTAATTATACAACATATTTGGTTAACAGATATGTTGAACAATAAAATAATTTAAAAAAAAGTTACTAAAAGTTTGCATATGTCAAATATTATTCGTATCTTTGTAGAGAATTTAAAATACATATAAAAATGGTAGATACGATACACGAAGTAATAAGAGAAGATTTATTATCAAATCAAAAAGAATTATTCAATTTATATAATTATTACACACATAAATATAGAAGTAACGATAGATTATTAGACATTAATGTTGGGTTATTTATTAATGATAAACAACAATTTGTAGCTCAAATTTATGTTGCTGATAAACATACTAAAATAAGAGAACAATTAATTCTGGATGAAAACCACACAGTTAAAGATACTAATATTATAGTTAAAAGATATGAATAAAGATAAACACATTCACGTAAGTTCAACTGTCAATATCCCATGTAGCAATGGGATATTAGATGAAACAGTTGACTTTTATAAAAGGACATTATTGTTTGATGCCGTCCGTAATGAAATTAATCTGGTCAAGTCAAAACAGAGTTACCCTCTAGATAACAGATCAGATGTAGAATTAACACTAGATGTAGTAATTGTATCTAAAGCTAGATACAATAGGTTAATTGAATTAGAAAAAGTTAATGAGCACACACACGAACAATTTAAAGAACTTAAAGTAAATGAGTAGTTTTAATACATCCTCTCGTAAAAAAAGTCTTATGTCTGATGATCGTAAGATTAAAAAACACGTTACAGCTTTTTACAAAATCATAGATGAAATTGAAGCTTTAGCTGTTAAAATTAAAGAATTAAATCTTGAAGTTACAGAAGAAAATGTAAAAGACATTGCTTCAGATATTATGGGTAGAGATTTAGATTCAATGGAAATCTTTTTATTAATGGGTAAATTAGAATCACATGTTGAACAAAGTGACAATTAAAAATGTATCTGCTTTTCTAGAAGGTAATTCTAAACAAATATTAGCAGGAATGGGATTACAACCTAAACATATTGAAGAGCAGGTTATGTACAGAGCATCCGTTTGTTCAGATTGTATGCAGGTAGGTAAATGTAAGATGTGTGGATGCTCACTACCTGGTAAATTACATGTTGCAAAATCATGTAATCCTGAAAGATTTCCAGATTTAATGAGTAGTAAAGAATGGGAAGAATTTAAAACAAAATTAAAATAATGATTAAAGAATATATAATACATAATGAACCTTTAAATGTTATTTTAGATAAGATTGCTACGTTTATTAAACATGTAACTAAGTTTGATGAATTACATGGTAATTATAATTACGAAGTATCAATATCTAAAAATAGAGATTTATGGAGTGCAAAATTAAAAATTGACAATGAAACGAAACATGACACTAAAATATCTAAAACAATTACTGAAGCACCTTCAGTATTATAATGATATGGCACCTTTCCCTGTATATGATACAGAATATGTTGAGGAGGTGAAAACTAAAATAAAAGAAATGGAAGAAAAAAGTAATGAATACGATGAGTTACCTGTAGTAGCTTGTAGACACTGTAAAAGTTTACATGTTGTATCTGATGAGTTAGACAATTCAATATGCATGCGTTGTGGTTCTGTAAATGAATTACAGGAGTTTGAAAATATTTATAAATATAAAGAATTTAAAGATGGCGAGAATTCCTAATACCGAGAAGAGAACATTAAAGACTGAGCCAAAATTAATGGTTGATCTTAATTTTGAACAGAAAGAATTTGTAGAATTGTTTTATCAGTACGATGTTAATTTCTTATTAGGAGATTTTGGATCAGGTAAGTCATTAGCTGCTGTACATACAGCATTAAAAGCTTTTAGAAAAAAGCAATTTAATAATATTTGGATTACTAGACCTATGATTAAAAATAATCTAGGAGCTTTACCTGGGGAGATTGAAGATAAATTAAGTCCTTACATATTCCCAATTATTCAAAATTTAGAAGTTTGTCAAGGTAAGGAAATGACTGAAAAGATGCAGAAAGAAGGTTTAATTAAGATTATGCCAATAGAGGTTGCCAAAGGTGTAACATTTATGAAATCTGTAGTTATTGTTGATGAATTTCAAGATATGGATTACGAAGATTTTAGAACAATTTTAACTAGATTGGGTAATGGAAGTAAAATGATATTTTGTGGATCCACCCAACAAGTAGCAAGACAAATTGGTAAAAACAGTTGTATTGAAAGAGTTGAAACTTTAAAAAATTCTAATCTTGTAGGTTTTAAAACACTAACTTCAAATCATAGAAATCCAATATTAACTGAAATAATTAAATATTTAGAAACTAAAAATGAATAATACTAAAATTGCGAATCTTAATGTTAAATTAAAAGATTTATTCTTTAAATGGTTGGATGTAACTAAAGCGTGGCATAAACTAAATAATCAACAACAGCAAGTATTAGCACTTTTATTATATTATCATTATCGATACAAAAAAGATATAACAAATAATAAAGTTCTTTGGAGACTTTTATTTGATTACGATACAAAAATTAAAATAAAAGAAGATCCTGTATTTGAAAAAGAATTGAGTGATAGTGCTTTAAATAATATTTTTTCAATATTAAGAAAAAAGAAGATTATTATAGATGGTGAAATATCACCATTGTATATTCCCGAGTTAGCATCTAAAAGTAATAATTTTAAAATCATTTTTAATTTTAACATCATAGACAATGACTAAATCAGACAATGATAAAATTAAAAAACTTATACATCGTATAGGGTTAAAGTATAATCTTAGAGATGAAGATGTAAATAAAATAATAACTTCACCATACATATATGTTAGACAGATTATCACAAATATGGAAATTGAAGAGAATATAACAGAAGACGAATTTAACAAATTAAAAACAAATTTTATATTTCCAAATATTGGAAAATTATATATTAAATACGGTACTGTATTGAGGTACCAAAATCAAAAAAAACATGATAGAACAAAGTAATTTTACGCAGGAAGAAGTATTAAAAATCGCTAAAGATTTTAACATTGAACCAATGTTCAATAAAGTGATTATCACATTAAACAAATTAGAAGAAGATGGTAATCTTGTATTATCTGAAAACATGTTGTCTGAAGAACAATATATTGTATCTAAGGGTGATACGGTTCGAGGTTTAGAAATTGGTCAAAAGGTAATTATTGATATTGAAAGAATGATGATTACTGTAAAATCAGAATCTGTAAATGCTTATGAGGATGTAAAACAAATTAAAATTGAACCTATATTGTATAATCATACAATGTTTGCAATCATTGAAGATAGATTAATTAAAGCTAAATATAAAAACTAATATGGAATTATTTTTACACATTATTGTAGGTCTAGCAATTGTAGGTCTTATTTATGAATATATACGATTACTTAAAGGTTATGAAAATCTTGCAGAAGTATTTGTAGATTCTGAAGCGGAATATTTTTATAACGAAAAAGAACTTCAGAAAACAATTGAAGAATTAAAACTTGAAATTGAATTACTTAAAACAGAGTCTGAAAAACAAACTCTTGAAGTAACACCTAAACCTGTAAGAAAGAAACCCGTTTCTAAAAAAATACCAAACGTAGAATAATGAAATTATTTGAAATGCGTGACTTCAATCTCCAAGTGATTCCAGAAGCTTGGGGATTGTTGCCGTTTAAGGCAATACTTAAACGAGATAAAAACCGTAATAAAGAAACTGCATTTAAGGAAATGTTATTTATATATTTTTATTGTGATATACGATCAGATTATGTTTATATAACAGACAATGTAGTTAGAACTACAGAAATTAAAAAAGATATTGGACTTTCTGAAGACTGGAAAATAGATGATGTAATCAATCGTTAAAAGCTGCGGATGATATATCTAAATATCTTGAAAAAACAGATGCATTATTAGATGAGAGAACGATTAATGGTGGTACTGTTACAACATTGGCTACAATTACAGCATCGCTTAAATCTGTCCCAGTAATTATGCGAGATCTTAAAGCAGCATATAAAGAAGTTTTAAGTGAACAAAAAGAAATGGAAGGTAGAACTAAAGGAAGTAAAACGATGGGACTTTTTGAGGATGGTCTTGGTGAAATAGGATAATATGGAAGAAATATATTTTAAAGAGGAAGCTAGAAATAAACTTTTAAGTGGTATAAATAAATTACACGATGCTGTAGCATCTACAATGGGACCAAATGGTAAGACGGTTATTATAAGTGATGTGTATGGTAAACCTAAAGTAACTAAAGATGGTGTATCTGTTGCAAGAGCGATTTCATTTAAAGATCCTGTTGAAAATATGGGTGCAGAATTAATCAAAGAAGTAGCAGAACTTACTGTAGATATCGCGGGAGATGGTACTACTACAGCTACAGTTTTAGCTACTGCTTTTATTAACAATTTAATAACCTTTGAATCTAAAGACATTAATAAAGCCTTTGATGAAATAATACCTAAAGTATTAGAACAATTAAAAATAAATTCTAGAACATTGGAACGTGATAATATTAAACACGTTGCTACAATTTCTGCAAACAACGATATAACTATAGGTGAGGTTATTCAAAACGCATATAACCATTCAGATATTATTAAAATTGAAGAATCAACATCTAATAGTGATATATTGGAATTAGTTGAGGGTATGCAGTTAGATGTATCTTATTTATCAAAAGCATTTGTAAATATTGATCGTAAAGCAGAATGTGAATTGACTAATCCACATGTATTAATTATAGATGGTAAACTTGAGAACTTAAAAGTTTTTGAACAATTATTAAACACTGTTGCTGCAAACAACGAATCATTATTAATTATAACAGAACATGTTTCAGAACAAGTATTAAGAATGCTTGAAACAAATGCATTAAGCGGTAATATTAAACTATGTGTAATTAAATCACCTGGATTTGGACAACATAGAAAAGATTTACTGAAGGATATTGCAAAGTTTACACAATCTACAATTATAACAGATTTAAGCAAACCTTATACGTTAAGTATTGCAGGTAAACTGCAGTCTGTAAGAGTTACTAAAAATAATTCTATCTTGGTTAAGGATTCATCAATAGATGTTACAGAAGCAATTGCAGATTTAAATGAATTGTCTAAATCTATAGATCTATCTGAACACGATAAGGATTTGATTATCCAACGAAGAGATAGACTTACAGGTAAGATATCAATCATTAAAGTTGGAGGTGTTTCTGAGATTGAGATGAAAGAACGTAAAGATAGATATGATGATGCGGTATTAGCTGTAGCCTGTGCATTAGAAGAAGGAATTGTACAAGGTGCGGGTTTAGCATTATATCACAGTATTCAAAATGTTTATGATGTAAAATATGATGAAAAAACACCATATCATTTTATAATGAAAAGTCTACTTTCACCATATGATAACATTTGTAAAAATGGGACATGTATTCCTGTAATGAGTAATATGTTTGATCAAAACATTATAGATCCACTTAAAGTTACAAGATGTGCATTAGAGAATGCAGTATCTGTAGCTAAAACAATATTATCAACAGACACAATTATTTTAAATGAGCGTCAATGGAGTTAAACAATTATCAAACACCTATAGATGATAAACTGAAAGCGTCATTACATAAAGAAATATATGGTGACATTTTAGAATATGTATCTAGTGTTAAGTTTATACAAAGACTTGTTGCACCTGAAAGCATTAGAGGGTTTGCTAAAGATAGGGAAAAAGAAGTTGAGTTTTATAATGATGGTAGAATTAAAATTGATTTAACAAACCCTCACATTCTTGAAGATATGGACTTTTTTAGAGAAAAGGCTTTATTTTTTGAAAAGAATGGTAGATATACAAATATACCTCCTAATAGTAATCCTAAGTCTGAGTATGCTGAGTTTTGGAAAGAAGAACTTCGTAAATGGAAACATGGTGTTGTGAGACCTAGTGATGGTGAATGGATTCCAGGAACATTATATTTTTATTGGAACTACAGTCCAATATGGTTAGTTGAAAAGGTAGGTAAGGAATCTGCAAACAAGAAGACTAAGGGAGAACGTCTTCGTAAGTTCCCTAAACCATGGTTAGGTGATTACTTATATTTTCATTATACACAACAAGCTAAGGATAACGGTAAACATGGTAAAGTATTAAAGACTAGGGGAATTGGTTTCAGTTTTAAAAATGCTGCAGAATCACCAAGAAATATGTATGTATATCCTGGTTCAGGTAATCCTAATTTTCACTTAGCTTCAGATAAAACCTTTTTATCAGGTGATAAAGGTATATGGGGTAAAATCTTAGATGTTTTAGACTGGGTTGCAGAACACACACCTTTACCAAAGATGAGAATTGTCGATGGTAAAAAAGCAATGGAACTTCAACTTGGTTACCCTGATGAGTATGGTAACCGTAAAGGATTGTTATCTTCTGTATTTGGAATATCCTTAAAAGATAATCCTGATAAAGCAAGGGGTATTCGTGGACCACTTATTCATTATGAGGAAGACGGATTATTTCCTGACTTAGAAAAAGCATGGAACGTAAATAGAAAAGCGGTAGAGGATGGTGATGTTGCATTTGGATTTATGTTGGCAGGAGGTACAGGTGGTACACAAGGTGCATCATTTGCAGGATCTGAAAAGTTATTTTATAAACCTGATGCATATAACATTTATGGTTTACCAAATGTATATGATAAAAACAATAATGGTGAAACAGAATGTGGTTTCTTTTGGGGAGCATATTTAAATCGAAATAACTGTTACGATGAAACAACAGGAGAACCTGATGTAATCAAGGCTTTAGTGGAGATACTTTCTGATAGATTTGTTGTTAAATATGGATCATCAGATTCATCAGCAATTACACAAAAGAAAGCTGAGGAACCTATTACACCACAAGAGGCAATTATGCGTACTGAAGGTACTGTATTTCCTGTTGCAGATATTAAAGAATATCTTGAAAGTGTGGCTCCTAAAAAAGAATCATTTTTAGCAGAACATTATGTTGGAGAATTAGTTCTTAATAACCTAGGTGATGTAGAATGGAAACCTAATGGAGATATACATCCATTGAGAGCATACGATTCATCTGATGGTAATAAAACTGGATGTTTAGAGATATTTGAGATGCCTCGAAAAAACGCTAATGGTGATATCCCTAGAGGTAGATATATTTTTGGTATTGACCCTATTGATGCCGATACAGGTACATCATTATTTAGTATAATTGGTTTAGATACATTTACAGATAGAATTGTGTGTGAATATTCAGGTAGACCTAGATTAGCTAATGAGGCTTACGAAATCGCGTTACGTACACTTAAATTTTATAATGGTGAAGCAAATTATGAAAGTAACTTAAAAGGTTTATTTAGTTACTTTGATAGTAAAAACTGTTTACACTTTTTATCAGATGTACCTCAAGTATTACGTGATATGGATATGGTTAAAGCAACTAACCTATATGGTAATAAAGCTAAAGGTACACACGCAAATAAAGAAATTAATAAGTGGGGTAGATTGTTACAATCACAATGGATGCAAACTAAAGCCCACGGTGATGATGAAGATAATAGACTTAATCTTCATCGTATTCGAAGTATTCCTTATTTAGAAGAATGTATTGCCTGGAATAGTGATGGTAACTTTGACCGTGTATCTGCAATGGGTATGTTGATGATTTTACGTGAAGATAGATTTAAACGTACTAATTCTTTAAAAGGAAACGTAGATAAAACTGTTAAAAAATTATCAAATGATTCGTTCTTTAATAAAAATTATCAAACGTCAAACACAATAGCTATTACTAATACTTTGAATTTCAATAAATAATAAATAATTATTTGGAATAATTAATAAAATTTGTTATATTAGCAAGTTATATAAAAATAGAAAAAATGCCAAGAATAAATAACTTAACATTACCTCTGCAGAGATTAGCTTTTAAGAAAAAAGATAAACAGTGGAGGACGGATTGTATTGATTATGCAGATCGACATTCCTTCTATAACAATGAAAGAGTTCGTAAAAGTTTACAAAATAAGATTATAAATCTTAATCTTTATAATGGTATTGTAGATATTAGAGACTTAACTAATGTTGTAAACCCACATCAGGTTGATGCAAGTTTTGTACCTGATAATATCCCACACCACCCAATACTCGTCCCTAAAATTGATCTTTTAGTGGGTGAAGAAATAAAACGAAGATTTGATTATTCAATCATTGTTACAAATCCTGATGCTATTACCAAAAAAGAAGAAGATAAGAAGGAGTTTTTAAAACAGAAACTTGTTGAATTTCTTCAGAGTCATTATTCAGATGAGGAATTGAAAGTTAAAATGGAGGAGTTGGAAAAACACATGAAATATAATTGGCAAGACCTTCGTGAAAAAACAGCTAATCAAATATTAAAACATTACAGTCAAGAACAACGTTTTGACCTCACATTTAATTTAGGATTTAAAGATGCCTTAATCTTCGCAGAAGAAATTTATCAATGTGATATTATACACGATGAACCTGTATTGCTTAAACTTAACCCTTTAAAAGTACACTCTGTAAGATCTGGTAATTCAGATAGAATTGAAGATTCTTCTATAATTATTATACAAGATCACTGGAGTCCAAATAAAATTGTAGATGTATATCACGATGAGTTAAAACCTGAAGATATTGATTACATTTTAACATATAGTACAAATTCATCTAAAGGATCTTATTCAGATGATCAAAATAACCACGTACTACTTCGCGACGCATTGAATACAGGGGTTGAGGGTATGTATGATACCATTTTTAATTTAGCAGAACTTAACGGGCACTTTTTTGGGTCTAACTACACCGATGACACAGGAAACATTAGAGTACTTAAAGTATTTTGGAAATCAATTAAACAGATTAAAAAAATTAAGTATTACGATGAATATGGTGAAGAACAATATAAGATAGCGTCTGAAGAATACATTCCTAATAAGGATATGGGTGAAGAAGTTACTACCATGTGGGTTAATGAATGGTGGGAAGGTGTTAAGGTAGGTAAAGATATTTATTTAAATATTAGACCTCGAAAAGTTCAATATAATAAAATACATAATCCTTCACTCTGTCATCCAGGAATTGTAGGTCAAATTTATAATACAAGTCAATCTAAAGCTGTTTCATTAGTTGATAGATGTAAAAACTATCAATACATGTATGATGTAATTTGGGATAGACTGAATAAAGCTATTGCTACAAACTACGGTAAGATATTTGAATTAGACCTTGCTAAAGTTCCTGAAAACTGGGAAGTTGAAAAATGGATGCACTTTGCTGTAGTAAATAAGATTGCAGTTATTGATTCATTTAAAGAGGGTCAACAAGGTGCAGCTACAGGTAAACTTGCAGGTTCTATGAATACTCAAGGTGGACGTGTGATGGATATGGAAACAGGTTCTTATATTCAACAACACATTCAATTATTGGAGTTTATTAAAATGGAAATGGGTGAAATTGCAGGAGTATCTGCTCAACGTCAAGGACAAGTTTCAAATCGAGAAACTGTAGGTGGTGTTGAACGATCTGTAAATCAATCTAGTCATATTACAGAATGGTGGTTTATGTTGCATGAACAGTGTAAAATTCGTGTACTTGAAACATTTATAGAAACTGCTAAAGTTGCATTAAAAGGGAATAATAAAAAAGTACAATTTCTTTTAGATGATCAATCAATACAAGTTTTAAATTTAGAAGATAATGATTTTTCAGAACAAGACTACGGAATTGTAATTACAACTTCTGGTAAGACAATGGAGCTTGAACAGATGATTAAACAAAATGCTCAAGCATTTTTACAAAATGGAGGTTCTATGTCTACAATCATGGATATATATTTTAGTTCATCGTTAATGGATATGCGTAGAAAACTTGAAGATGCTGAAGAGCAAATGCATCAACGACAATCTGAACAATCTCAAGAAGCTAATAAAATTCAACAAGAACACAATCAGGCATCTATTGATTTAGAAAATAGAAAACTTGAACTTGAAGATTTGAAAAATCAACGAGATAATCAGACTAGATATGATATTGCACTTTTATCACAAGAAACTAATGCTGGTGATTTAAATGGTGATGGGGTTGAAGACCCGATGGAGCGTGAAAAATTTAATCTGAGTGTAGATCAAAAGCGTCAAGATTACATTTTAAAAATGAAACAACTTGAGAATGATATGAGTAAACATAAGGATAACGTAGCATTAACTAAGGAAGCACACGCAATTTCAAGAATAAAAAAGTCAACAAAATAGCTATTAGTGACAATCTCAATTTAAAAGGTTGTCACTAATTAATTTGCTTTTAAATAAAAAAAACATTATATTTGCAAACTTTATAACATAGGGAGAAAATTATGGAAGATGAAAACGATTTAATGTCAATTTTTGGTTCTAATCAAGAACTTAATTTTGACGGTGATTTTACAAATACACTTGATGAAGATCAAGTAGATGAAGGTGATCAAGATGACACCTTAGATATGAATAAACAACCTGTCGAGGAAGAAGAAGATTCTCCAGAGGACGTAGATGGGGATGAAGACAACACTGATGAGGGTGACGATTCCTCTGATGAAAATTCTCCCAACCTATATTCTTCCATCGCAGATGTTCTTTTTGAACAAGGAATTATACCCTCATTGGAGTCTTCACAAGAAATTAAATCCGTTGACGATTTTGTTGACGTGTTTAAAAAAGAAATAGGTGTTCAAGCAGATCGAAAACTTGAAGAGTATTTAAACAATTTAGATTTAGAAAAAATTGCTACATCTCGCAAAACACAACTTGAATTAAATAGTATTGACGAAGATTATTTAAAAGATAATTTGGAAATCGCTAAAGATATTATTTTTAGAGATTATTTAAATCAAGGTTTGTCAGAAGATCGCGCTCGTAAAATGTTACGAAAAACAATAGATCTAGGTGAAGATACTGTTTTAGAGGATGCCCTGGAGTCTGTTCAAAGTTTAAAAGAGTTTGAAGCTAAACAAGAAGAAGTTGAAAGAGCTCGTTATACTCAGTCATTAGAAGAGCAACGAAAACATCAGGAACAGTTAGATACAACTATAAAGAATTACATTTATAATTCTAATGAAATTGTTAAAGGTATTCCTAATACTAAAGCCTTACAAGAAAAAGTCTTTAGAACAATGACTGAAGTTGTTTCTAAGAATCCTCAAACAGGAGAATTAGAAAATAAATTAATGAAAGAACGTTCAGCTAATCCTATTGAGTTTGATACAAAAATGTATTACCTCTACGAATTAACAAATGGTTTTTCTGATTTAAGTAAAATTTCAAACACTGTAAATTCAAAAGCTGTTAAAAAATTAGAAACAGTTTTACGTAAAACAAAGTTTGAAGATAATGGTACTCCAGGGTACATGCAGGATCCAAATAGTTACAATGGTTTTGGGTCAGAATTAGTTTTATAAAGTATTAATAATTAAATAAATAAATATGTCTTTAGGTAAATTTGTAATGACCAAGGGTAAAGCTTGGTCAGGATTGACTCTAAAAAATCACATCGGTGCTATTTTTGGAAGTCAGCCACAATTAATCTCTCCACTAACAACTGTGTTGTTACAAAATTCAGGAATGAAAAATTTAGATACTACGTTATCATTATTTCCTGAAAAAGTTTTAAATACTGCTGACGATTTCGTTTGGAAAGTTGTAGGTAGTGATGAGAGAAATATTCCACTTGTTGAAGCAAGATTTCAAGGTGCTGTAGTTAACGGTGCTAGTGTAGGTGTGGGTGTTGCTAGAACAAAATTTCAATTAGTATTTGCTGAGAAGTGGTTTACTAAAATGCACGTAATTGCAGGACCTCGTCCAGATGTATATCAAATCAGAATTCTTGAAGATGCGTATGAAGAAGGTACTAACTACATTTATGATTGTGAAGTTTGGGGTGGTCAAGAATCATTAGCTGGTATTCCTGGAGATGAACTTTTACCAGGTAACAGATTCTCTATCGAGGGTGCTCCTGTTGAGGATGAACTTTCTATCAAAGGTGCAGGTATTCAATTTACTTCTCCATACTTAATTAGAAACTCAGTTTCTACAATGCGTGTTGAGCATAAAGTATCTGGAGCAATGATTGATTGTAAAGTAGAGCCTGTATATTTTGCAGGTATTGAAACAAGAGATCCTAACACTGGAAAAGTTCACAAGTCAAGCACTTGGATGCAGGAAGTTTACTGGCAGTTTGAAAAAGCATTCTCTCGTATTAAATCACGTACAATTATGTTTGGTAAAACAAACCGTGATGAAAATGGTCGTTTCTTAAACAAAGGTAATGCTAACATTGAGATTAAAGCTGGTTCAGGTATTCGTGAGCAAATGGAAGTATCTAATACAATTACTTACAACCGATTCTCTATGCGTCTTTTAGAAGATGTATTGTCTGAATTATCTGAAGGTAAATTAGATTGGACTGAAAGAAAGTTCATGTTGAGAACAGGAGAAAGAGGAGCTGCTCAATTTAATAGAGCTGCAACTGCTGCTGCTTCAGGATGGAAAGCTATCTTTGATAACACTAACCAAAACGCAGTTAAACAAGTTTCATCTAAATTTAGTGAGAACGCATTTAAAGCAGGATTCCAATTTACAGAATGGATAGCACCTAATAACATTCACATTATGTTAGAGGTAGATCCAATGTATGATGATAAAGTTCGTAATAAAATTTTACATCCTGATGGAGGAGTTGCTGAATCTTACAGATATGATATTCTTTATATCGGTTCTATGGAAGAACCTAATATCCAAAAAGTAAAAGTACGTGGTGATGATGAATTACGTGGTTATATGGCAGGTATTAGAGATCCATTCTCTGGACGTAGAGGTGGTGTTATGCAATTGATGGAAGACTCTGCTACAATGACTGCAATGTGTGGTACTGGAGCAATGGTTAAAGATCCATCAAGAACAGCTACTTTAAAACCAGCGTTGTTAGATTAATAATATGTAGGTTTTTAGAGGTGTACCTTAAACACCTCTTAATTTTAATAAATTAATGGGAGAAATAATGGGAGAAATTACAAAAGAAAAAAAGTTTACTTTACCTGAAAAAATAGTTACAGTAAAATATATTCCTCGTAAAAAAGGAATGGCATCAAATGTTGGCGAAGATCACGTATTAGCTGGAGGAATGTTGAGTGGTTCAATAAAAAAGTTCCAAGCACCCTTGTTGAGAAATGGTTCAATTGTAAACATTTTAACGTCTGAAGAAAAAGAATATCTTGAAGGAGTTACAGGTTTAAATTTATCAGTTTATGGTGAATTTTGGACAACACATTTTGTATCACTATTTAAAGACGATAATAGATTTGATTTAGGTAATCCGATGGATTATATTTCATATAAAATTTTAACGTTTTTAAAAGATGATATATCACCTAATTGGGCAGATCGTAATAAAAAACAAACCTACCAATTTGTTGTTACAGATAGTGATGAAGAACTTTCTGAAAGAAAACAAACTTTTGACTTTAAGAAAAATGCTTTTAAACTTTATGGTAAAATTGAGGATGATAAAGAAAAACTTCTTAGTATTTTAAAACTTCTCACAAATAAACCAGTGTCTGAAGATACTTCTTTAAAATGGTTACAAACTAAAGTTGAGGAGCATCTAGATAAAGAACCAAAATCATTTGTAGAATTAATGACAGATTCTAATTTAGAAACTAAAATGTTAATTCAACTTGCTGAGGATAAAGGTGTTATCATTAAAGCTGGAAATAAATATGCTACGGTAGATGGTTTAGATTTATGTGAAAATGGTCAAACCGCTTCTTTTGAAAATACTGTTACATATTTAAATAACCCAAAACATCAAGAAGTTAGAAGTCTAATTGAGGCTAAGATTTTAAAATCTAAAAAATAACTATGACTACTGCTGAATTTAAAAATGAGTTTCAAATACACTATAATGCAATAGCATCACAAAGTGCACCAGGGTTAGATGATTATGAAATAAGTCTTTTTCTAACTAAGGCTCAATTGGAAATTGTTAAGAATTATTATAATACCCTAGGTAATAAGTATAAGAAAGGATTTGAAGGTTCAGAAAAAAGAAGAGTTGATTTAAAAGAACTTATTAAAACATATGAATCATCAACAATCATTTCCTCTACAGAGGGTATTGTGGATACTTCTAAATTTTTTAAAATACCCGATGATGTATTTTTAATTGTATATGAAAATGCAACATTAGGTGAAGATGTGTGTTACAAAGATAAACAAATTAAAGTTATTCCTAAAACACATGATGAATTTAATATTCAATATAATAATCCTTTTAAACAACCTGATCATACTGTAGCATGGAGATTAAACGTGTCTAAAATAAATAATAATAAAGTTGTAGAATTAGTTTCTAAATATACAATTGACAAATATCAAATACGATATATTAAGTATCCAAGACCAATAATTCTATCTAATTTTGACACAACATTTCCTAATGAGAATATTTCTATAGATGGTTATAAATTAGCTTATAGTTGTGAATTGGATGATAGTATCCATCGCGAAATAATAGACCGTGCTGTAGAATTAGCGTTAAGGGATTATAAACCGTCTAACCTAGAAAGTAAAGTTCAGTTAGATCAACGAAATGAATAAATTATAAATAATAAAAATAAAAAATTATGTTTGGACCAAATCAAGTTGGTGAATTAATTATTGGGGCAACCGCTTCTTCAAGCACTACCACACAAGATTTTGTAGCTAATGCTGCAGATAAAGCGTTGGTTGTACATTCTGAAAATGGTACAGTTGCTGCTGCAAATATACCATTTAGAGTATTACAAAAAACAGCAGGTGACGCAGGTAAGGGATTAAATTACGAATTTTCAGATGTTGTAATTCCTAGAAATGTGGAGAAAGTAACAGTTGCTACATATGCACCTGAAATTCAAAAATCTGTAACTGTTTCAGGTTTTACAGGTAATGTACTTGCAAATACAACTTATGTTGCTGAAATTAGATTATATAACGACGGTGGTTCGTTATCACCTGAAAACTTTACAATCATTCAAGGATTTTATGTTACAGGTGCTTCAGTAACTGCTGAAACTGCAACTACAATTCGTGATGGACTATTGTCTTCTTTAAGAAAGAATATCATCAGAAGAGGTGATTTCGAATTTGCAACTGCTACAGTTGCATCACCTATTGGATTTACAATTGCAGGTAAAGTACAAAAAGTTGTTCCTGGTAAAATCATTGGTAAGCAAATTGAATTTGATGTGACTGCTAAGACATATCAAAATCTTCAAGATTTAACACAACCTCAACAAAACTTAGGTTTACTTACAGCTGTAACTACAGCTAATAACAACCCTGGTTCAGGTACTGCAAAAGCAGCTATCAATTACGAATGGTTTGTTAAAGGTGTTAAATATGAGCCTTACAGAGCAACAGGATATCCTGCAGACTTTAATACACCGTATTATGCATCTGCTGCTGGATTGTATAACACAATTCAAGTTGTTTATTTTGCGGATCGTAAAGAAACTTCTGTTGAAAGACAATACAAAGTATTGACTATCATGGTTGATAAAGTAACTGATACTTTAGCAAACAACGCTGCAACAAACACTATCCTTACAAGTATTCGTACGGCTGTAGGAAGTAATGCGGTAGTTCCTGCTAACTTAGCTGTAGCATAAACATTATAAAATTAACCTTAAAGGAAGAAGACATAAATCTTCTTCCTTTTTTTATATCTATAAAATGGTAAAAATAAACAATTTTGAAATATTAGAAGAAGGTGGTAAATTGGCAATTGATGTTGAAACTACTGTGGGATTTAGTATCACTTCTATTTTACTATGGGATAGTACAACTTTTAAAGATTATACAGCCGCAGTAGATTTATCATATAAGTTGGTAAATATTAATAATAAGGAAGTATTTTTTGTAACCGCTATAGAATTAGGTATTACATCTTTTGATAATGTTAATTTTATAGAAGTTGAAACAAATGACACTACAGACACAAGTTGTGATACATGTCAACTTCCAACATTGGGAATTACTTATAATTTAGCAGAATTTAAAACCTGTTTAATTAATTATATACTAGAACTTAAAAATACAGGATGTCCTACCTGTAATGGAGCTATGTTCAATGACACAGTGTTAATGATTAACCTCCTAATAGAAACAATAGAGAATTGTTTTGAAATAGGTTACTATACACAAGCTTTAGATGCGCTTGTAAAATTAAAAAAGATATGTTCATTCAATACTTGTAAAGATTGTAAGACTGTAGCTTGTGCGTCTTGTAATAAATTTAAACAACACTAATATGTTACCAGTTAATGATAAAAATCATACATCATTAGTAATAGGTTCAATTGAAAAGATTTACAACAAATCTAAAATTTATGGTAAGTTTAAAATTAAAAATTTATACTTTATAGATATAATTTCAAACTTATTAAAAAGTAAATGTGTAACACTAACTAATGAACAGACTAATGAATTATTATCAATTTATTATGCTGTAACTTTTCAATCTGATGAAATTTGTAGACCTACAATTTGTAAAACATATCAAACTTCAGCAAGACCTAAATTTATACAAGCCGATAGTGAAGATTGTAACGATGTACCTGCTTTTCCTAAAATATATTATTGGCAAGAATCTTCTACAGATTCCAATTTAGCTTCAATAAGACCTCTGGTTGATGATTTAGGGTATGTTAAAGATAAACTATCAGACACTTATGAATCGTTTAACACAGGGCTTACAATTCAATATTCTAATATTGGTAGAATTTGTTTCTTAGCTACTGAGTCGACAATAACAACATATCAAATGTTTGATATTTTAGGTAATCGTGTTGAAGATGTATTTGATATTGTAACAATACCTTTAATTAAATCAACATTGTTTGTTTCTAAAAATATATATAGTCACGGAGATATTTACTTTAAAATTAAAAAATAATGGCAGATTACAATAATATACCTAAAGGTTTAAAACTTACAACACAAATTCCTTTAGATGTTAAAACATACGTTGCAGATGAAGCAACGCTCGCATATTTAGGTACTGGTGATAATTTAGCATATACATATTATGACGGTTTACGTGTATTCTGTATAGCTGAACGAAATATATATGAGTGGCGTGAAGTTAAAGTAGGTGAAGCTAATACAGGTCTTGTAGCACTCGACTTTACATATCCTTCAGGACTAACGACATTTGGTATTAACTACTCAGGTAAAAAATATAACTTTTTTAAAGTTAGAACCGTACAAGGTTTTAATGACAGTGTATCTATTGATATAAATTCTACATCACCGAATGTATCTTTAGAAATAAAAGAAAACCTTCAACCTCTAGGTTCAGGAACATCTGTCTATAATGGATTTGATAATACCACAAAGAAACACAAAATAAAAGGTATTAAATCTAATACATTATCAATTACAAACAATACGGATGATGTAAATATAGAGATTCCTGAACTTGGAGCAAATACAATCTATGTAAATAATAAATATACGGGAGGTAGTTCGAACGGATCTAAAACTAAGCCTTATACTACAGTAGCGAGTGCTGTTACAGGTTATATCGGTACAGGTACAAGATTAGCTCCTGAAAAAGCAGGATATGTATTATATATAGAGAGAGGTAATGGAACGTATGACGAAACAAACCTAAACTTGACTATTAAAGGTTTAATCTTTTACCTGGAGAGAGATACTGCAATAAATGCAACTAACGCATCGAATTGGTTATTTGATTTAGATAGTGGTGTTGGGGCTACATTTGGATATAACCATACTGAAGTTTTTTATATCTACGGAATAATTAATCTATATGGTAATGGATTTAGAAGTAGTGGAACAAATTCAACAGGCACTTATACAAACACATCTAGTGTAGAATTAAGAGGTAGCGGTAGGATAGATTTACGATTAACACCTGCTGAAATATCTTCAGATCCTACACTTCAAAGATACACGTTGATAAGTGCAGGTAAAGTAAATCCATTAAACCAAAATGGACAACTTACTACATTTGTAATAAATGACGTAACATTATATTCTGCAAGCCAAAGGATTATTGATTTAGGAGGTCAAGTAATACAATTAAATTACGTGACTATTGCAAGTTCTTATGATTCAGATATTATATTATCCGACTATAAAGGGATATTAATAACAGGAGGTTCGTTCCGAGCATCTTATGGAAGTATTGGAGGTTCAGGAACAGTAACCAGGACAGCTTTAATTCATGTAGAGGGAAATCAAACAAGCTTAACTCACCCTTATCATCAACCATCTTTAGAACTGAGAAACGTTGTTACTAGTGGAGGATATTTGAATTTTATATCTTACAAGCACAACGCAATACCATCTTTTGATTTCTCAGGTAAGATTTTGATTATAAATATGTCAAATAGCTATTTGTTAGCTGACTCCTTATTATATAATCAATCAGGGACTATAAGTACGTTTGATATTAAAAATTGTGTTCTTCCTGGATTTCCTAGATTAAAAAATACAGCTTCTCTGTACGATGTTAAAATATATCCAACAGCATCAAATGTAATTGGAGCATACATAATAGATACACTACCTGAATATCCTAATTATACAGCAGCGGTATCAGCATTGCTACCTGCTGGAGCTAAGTTTACGAATACAAACGAAAATAACGCAGATAAGAACACGTGGAAAACACAAACGGTATAACAAACATAATTAAATAACAATATGATACAATGTAATGAAATAAATCAGACGATTAATGAATTGTTAATAGCGTTTCAAACATGTAAAGAAGTAAAACCTTCAGATTTAAATTTATTGGTAGAACTTGTAGCTGCTGTGAGTACTTGTTCAAATGGTGGACCTAACTACGATACGTTAAATTCAATAACTTATGACACAATGGGTATTGTAACATTCCCTGTTAACTCTTTCCACAGCTTTAGTCTTAATGTTTTAGAAGGTAACATTATCTATGAAGGTAATGTTTTCCCTGCAGGGAGTACAAGAAATGTAGAATTTACAACACTTAATCAAACTGCAGTATCATTTAACGTATTGGCAGGTGGTAAAGTATTTTTTGAATATTTAACAGAAACAGTATAATGGCTAAAGTAGAATCAACATTAAGTTTAGGTGGTTCAGGTTCTACACCTAACTTACAACAAGTAACAGATGAAGGAAATACTACTACTAATGACATTATATTAGATGGTACTAGAAAAGTAAAATCTATTGATGGTAATAAATATTTTGAAGTTACTCCTACCGCAGCAAGAATAGTTGCTATTGGTGGAGATCCTGGAGATGAAAAATTCGCTATAGTTCAAGTAAATGCACCAGGCGAAGTATCTATAGATGGAGATTCTTCTGTGTCTATACATTCAGAAATAGTAGAAATTTTAGGTAAAAATCCAGCATTTGAAGGTGCACAATATAATCAGGATTACTCCTCTAACTTTACAGACAGGAGTTTAGTTGACAAAGGGTATATGGATGGAGAACTTATTCATAAAGCAGACCTAGTAGGAGGAGTAGTGCCTGAATCTCAGTTACCATCTTATGTAGATGATGTTATTGAAGCGGCTAACTTTGCAGCTTTACCTGTTACAGGAGAGTCAGGAAAGATATACATAACTATTGATAACAACAAGACTTACAGATGGAGTGGAAGTACTTATGTAGAAATATCATCTCCTCAAATCCCTGCGGTATTAGGACTTATAAAAATAGTCGATAAAGCTGGCGATTTCTTCACGAATTTAGCGACTGCTTCGGCTTATATCAGAACTTTTACAAGTGCAACGATAACGGATGAATCTTATAGTAATGGTACGTTTTGGTTTACTGTTCCGAATGGAAGTAGTTTTGCATTATCTACTTTATTTTTAGGTAAATCCGCTCAAAATACTACTGCTTATATAGAAGACACTTTAGGGTTAATAACCACATTTGGGTCATTAACCTGTTATAAAAACAATGGGGATAACATATTGTTAAACTCTAACTTTGGCGCTACCAGTTTTCAATATGCAGGTGGGAACAATACTTTTAGAGATTGTACTTTTTCAGTTAATCTTTTCACAAGTTCTAACGGAACTAACATATTTAGAAATTGTACTTTTGGAAATAGCGCATTTGAGAGTTATTCGGGGGTAGCAAGATTTCAAAATATATTACTTTCAAGCCCCTCAAATATTTTTGCCCCAACCTCCTCAGGTCGCTTTGAAATCTACGGAACAATAGGCACAACAACGGGTAATGATTACGCAAACTTTTTCCCAACAAATACCGCTGTAATTTGGGCAAAAAAAGTAATGCAAACAAATAACGCGGGCGGTATTGAGGGCGATTTAGCAAGGGCGCAAACAAATGGAGCAAAGTTATTTTTTGGGTATGCGGACGGTGGAGCAACAGACCTATCATACACCGCAAGTCCGACAAACGGAATAGTAGTAAGTTCGACGGGTACAGATGCTACTTTACCTTTAGCCGACGGAACAAATGCGGGGTTAATTTTACTTGATTCATTTGGTGATGTTATAATTGATACTGATTTTATAACCGCTCCTACAATCGGAACAATAACACAACCTACATTAATTACTCCTACAGGTAGCGTAATTTTAAATGGATTGCCTACTGCTGATTGGGTAATAACTGAAACACCTACAACGTCTGGACTAACAGGATTAACAGGTAGCACTTCAACAACTACAATAACAGGATTAACAGACGATACTACCTATACATTTAAAGTAACAAGTGATGGGGAAACCTCAGTAGCTAGTGCAAATGTGGTTATTGACCCACAACCAGTACCAGCTGAATACTTTGTAAGACCATTAGGCACAACTTATGGAGATAGTAGCGGAACTAGTTTTGCAAATGCTTTTACTGGGTTTAGTGGTGTAAATTGGGCGGTATTAAATACAAAAACGCTTAATGTAGTTGGTACGCATCTTGAAGAATTAAACGTACAACAAAACGCAGTTACTATTGTTGGTAATCACGTAAGTGGTGCGGGTATTATTGATGCGCAAAATACTAGGGTTTGTTTAAGAATTAATGGCTATGATAATATTACAGTTAATAACCTAACCATGAACAACGGACTAGTATCTAACGCTTTTAATATGCTTACAACTGGCACGGTGTATAACAATTGTATTTTTGATACATCAGGAAATCAAACAGTACAACATGAGGGTAATGTAATTACTGATGTAATATCGGTAACCTACAATGGATGTACTTTTAAAAATGGTACTGATGATGGAGTTTCACTACATGGAAATAATACTACCGTTGTATTGAATAACTGTTCAATGGAGAACAACTCGCAAGGAGTTAACGCTATTAATACAGGTGTATGTACTATTAACGATTCTAACTTCTTGAACAATACGGTAGATGTACAACCTGATTCTAGTTCAGATATTACTGTTAATAGAAGTACGTTTAGAAGTCAACTTTCCGCTAATAGCTCAGTTGCTTTAAAAATTAACAACTGTACAATGTTATCAGGTGAAACAGTTATTACTTCGCTAGGTTCTATTGAAGTAAGTGATACTAAGTACTTGGGATTATCTAAGATAACTAGTAACCAAACTGATATTGCTAAAGTTAAAATTAGACGTTGTTATTTTGAAGTTAGTACAATCGCAAAAGTAACCTCAACTGGTAATGCTGTTTATGATTTGAATTACTCAATATTCAAACACATTTCAGGAACTAACGTTTATGCAATTTCTACCGTAAACGGTGGAACAGGAACATCTATCGTTAATAACTGTACATTTGTAGGCTCATCTTCAACCGGTAGAGGTATAGCTGCAGGAAGTAGAATTACAGTAAAAAATACAATTTTCCAAGGGCTTAACTTAGTTGTAAATCCAAATGGAGCATTAGCAATAGTTGTGTTTGACAAATGTTGTACTTATCTTAATACCACAATAAATGTAAATCAAAATGGAGGTACATTTACCAATACAAATAGTATAACTACTAATCCTTTAATTACCGATATTGTAAACTTAGACTTCTCTTTACAGTCGGGTAGTTCATGTTGGAATACAGGTGCTACTTTAACGGATGCGGTAGGTATATTAAGTGCAAATTGGGTTACAGGTATGCCAACTGTAACAACCAAAACGCAACCGGCAACGTGGGATATTGGAGCATACATTCACTAATATTTAATTTATAACAATGAAAAAAATACAAGCTACACACATTAAAAATAACCCACCGACCAGCGCTCAAAATATTAGCGCTGGTTATAATGTAGGTCAATGGTGGGAAGATACCGTTACAGGGTGTAAATACTACCATAAAACAGATGGAGTATGGGAGTTAGTCATCTCAGAAAATCATCCTACATTTGTAGAAGTTAATGATTTAACTGATTTGCCTACTCCTGTAAGTGGAGTGATTACTTTAGTTGCAAACTATACCTACTTATTTTTAAAGCATATTGATTTACTCGGCTCACGTTTAGTGTGCGGTCAAAATACTGTAATAGTTGGTTGGAGTTCAGAGAATTGCTCGATTAGTTCTACAGGGTTAAGCGGTGCCACTGCTTTGATAACTTCTACTTATTCTTTACCTATTAGAAGCATCTCATTTACTCACGCTTTAGTTTTTAATTTACAAGGCGATGGAACCACTACGGCTTTGGATTGGTTCGGAGTTAATCTTTTGAATTGTACAAGCGGTGGAACAATTAAAGACTACG